ATCAGCTCGAGGGAGTCGGGGAGCTGGGGCGCAGTGGTCCACATCCAGAGCACAGACGTGGGCGCGGCCAGTTCGGCGACGTTCATGGCCTTCATGTCTTTAAGGCTCATGGTGTTGTAGTGGCGGCTGGCGCCGCCCCTGTTTTCATTCCGGTCGGAGTAGCGCCAGGGCGGGTCCGCGTGTATCAACTGATACATTGTCAGTCTTCGTCCTTGATCACCGGTGCATCATCATCAGTATCATCCTTGTCAGCAACCGGCCCCGCTTCGAAGATAGCCAGATCCTGTTTTGCACGGCGCTCTTTGCGCGCACGGGCTTTTTTTTCCTTTTTGGCTTCTTCAGCCAGTCGCATTTCGCGCATAGCGAGCAAGTCAAGGATGCGGACCTCAATCCACCTCGGGACACTCCCACGGCGATAATAACCGCGCAGCGAGTGATGGCCAGACAGGCCGAGCAGCTTCGCAAACTTCCCCTTGCTCCCGAACTCATCACCAACCAGCAAAATTCGCGCTGCGTCCAGTTCGTCCAGATCCATAACAATCCTCTTATCCAAAAAGTTGTAACACGATACCGCGACGGAGATCCCCCTGCAAATATCCTAAGTTTTATTTGTGAGTCTTTTGGTGCTGTTTAGATTTTACTACCACCCTCGCCATAAGAGATAGGAAATATTTTCCTATTTATAGTAAATATTTTAGCCTATATGCGAAATATTTTCGTGACTTGTTCATTAAAGGGGCATATTGTGAGCATGTTGGTTCCGAAACGAACCGGCAAGGCGTCACCGGGCTGGTGGCATAAAATCTCAAATCAAGAAGCGGATTAGTGAGATATGAGCAAATATGAATCTTTTTACAGTGTTTTGTATGGCATAAACACGTTTGAGAAGCTGAAAGAATTTGAATCGCTGGTTATGACACTGAAGATCAATCATGACGCGCGTAACCGGTTGTTAAGACAAGCAACGAGGATATATTGTGAGGCTTGCCCCATAATTTAGCTTTAGTAGCAAGTAACATCCTAACCAGGAGCCGAAAGGCTCCTTTTTTTGTTGTCTGCGAGTTAATATTTTGTTTTAGTGACGCCCTGAAGGAATAGCGGGTCGCATGGTTATTCGCAGCGGTTATCCACAAAAAACGTGCTGCTAATACCCAATAGATCCCCATATATCCCTCTTTTAAGATCCTAAAAGATCCCCGACCCTTGCCGATATCGCTGAGAGCCGCGTCATTACTGCTGTTGCGGCCTGTGGGTAAGTTGGTTTGATGTAGCCATAAGTGGAAGTCGATGTAGCCATAAGTGGAGATTTAAGGATTTCGATGTAGCCATAAGTGGAAAACGATGTAGCCATAAATGGAAGTCGATGTAGCCATAACTGGAAGCGGTCACACGTTACTGAGCAAAAGATGATTTTAGCAACACAAGCATTATTTGAAGACAAAACAATTGGTTACAACAAACCAGTCCCAGACGGTACGCCATTGTCTGAAGTAAAACACAACAGGTTATCCACCGTTCACCCGAACCTGATTTTGCGCACGCAAATTTTCACGCCGGTGGCGCGCAACCCGCACAATAAACACCTGAGCCGATCGGCGGACGTGTCCGATACCATGCGCGAACTGGCCTTCGCCCGGGCCGAGGGTTATAAGCGGGTGACCATCTACGGGGCGGTTATGGATATCGAGACGGATTTTCGCGTCTGGACGGGTATCACGCAGGTTTTTGAACAGCACGGGTTTAAGGCCACCGGCATGGAGATCGACTTCAGGATGTTCGCCAGCCTTTGCGGCTTCCCGTCAAAGCAGCTCACAACGGCGTTGCGCCATCGTATCGACAATAGCCTTACCCGCATCATGACGCAGGTGATCACCTTCAGCGCCCCGGACGGCAGCAAGTTCAAAACGCACCTCCTGCAGCTTGCCGAGTTCGATGCCCGGCGCGATGTTCTGCGCCTGGTTCCGGATAAGTGCCTCTGGGAGCTCTACCGCATCGATCACAATATCCTGCTGTCGATGGAGCTCCAGGAATCGCTACGCCGGAAAGAGGTGGCGCAGTGCCTGTATATGTTTATCGCCGCCCTGCCCGCCGACCCTGCCCCGCTCTCCTTTGCGCGCCTGCGCGAACGTGTGGCCCTGACCACCAGCAAACTGGCCGAAGCTAATCGCAGCATCACTAAGGCGCTGACCGAACTGAAAGCGATCGGCTATCTGGACTACGACATCCAGACCCGTGGCCGTGAACGCTTCGTTTTGATTCATAGCCGCCAGAAACCGACCCGAACCAGGCAAAAAAAATAGGCTCCTTTTGGGGCCTATTTATTGAACCTGCTCATCTGGTAGAACGATCGTCCCGTGTCATAGGTGCCGGATTTTTCAGCTCCTAATGTCTCATGGTATGATGCTGCTATTCTTTGTGTTGCTACCTGGTGCTGCATGAACAAACTTGAGTTTAATGCTCTTATTTCTGGGCTTGGCCCTGTGGCTGCTGACGCGTACTCTCAAGAGATGGCGGAGTCTTACCCTGAAATTGTTGCCCCTTCTCTTCAATACACATTGTGTTCAAAGCAGAATTACATGGTTGCAGAGAACTGGCCTAACACGTCAGCTTTCAAGGATGGGTATGGCGGCTGGTCCTGGGAAGATATCTACCATAAGGCTAAATATTCCACTGAGAAGTTTATTGTTGCCGTCTCCAGTAACGGGGTGTTTGGTGGACTGTTTTCCGGGAAGTTATTGGCAGATGAGGTCGAACTGCAGTTTGTACAGCGCGATATCCGTTGTGACTCGCTTAAAGGTTTCATGATACCGGCGTCCATCACATATGGCGCAATCTTAGGGCAAGCTATGGGGCGTGGTGTGCTTACTATATGTGAGCCTGCACCGGAACTTGTTGAGCGGTACAGGAGAAGCATGAAGGGTGAAGTCGGTTTTAAGTTAGGGCAGAAGGGTGCTATTGCCAGTATGAGTGTGAAGGTTGATGAGGTTCTAACCCCACCAACCAATCAATAGGTGGCTAGTTTATGCTCGGTTCTTTGCGCTGATACTGCCGGTTCGTTTTCGACATACAGCACTGCTCTCTTTTCTTCCTTAGAGAGATTAGGAAAGAGAGTCACACCGTGTTTACGCATGTAATCGAGGCGTTCCATTGGTGTCATATCTTTAAATGTTTTCATAAGTATCTTCCTCACGCATATACCGACTTCTACTTATTAGCTGAGCCGGTGATTCTGCAGGTACTAATTACAACTTATCTGGTCATATAGTAAACCGTGTACTGTACTTATTCAACCAAAGGTTGAGTTAAAACTAAATACTGACTTATTAAGAACACCCCGCCACACCTTGCTGCGCCTGATTTTCGTAAAGTATTTGACTAAAGAATACCTAAACCCTGACAGGCTCACAAAAGCCCGCTGGTGAATCACCAGAGCGGGCTTGTTTATTACCTCAAACAATCCAGTGTTTTAGCTCAAGCGGAGCGAGTGATTAAAATCAACCGCGCCCGGAACCTCCCTGAACTGACTCGGTACCGCCGCCGTCTGCGGTTCGCGTTTCCCGCCCAGCGGCAGGCTACCCAGATCTGAACGGGACAGGCTATCTAGGAACTGGCGGAAGATCAGCGCATCCTCCGGCGTGGCCATCGAGGCAATGGCGCGGCGCTGCTCTTTGGTCAGCATCACCGGGTAAGTCTCCAGCGCATCCATCATCGCTTCCTGACGGGCCTCTGTCGCCTGGCGGGCCTCTTCCCTCGCCGCCTCCAGATCACGCTTCAGCTGCGCCGAGGAGTTACGCTCCTCGATCAGCATCCCGTCCAGCATCATGATGTCATACAGGCTGGCCTCTTCAATATGGCGCGCCTCGGACGCCTGCGCCCAGCTGTCCAGCATCGCGCAGTAGCCATCGCGGTCCATGCCCAGACGGGTGATCACGTCTTCGCCCACGGAGTCCAGCATCGCGCCCTGGCGCACCAGGGGGATGAAGTTAGGTTGTGCCACGTAGTCAAAGCCGTACATGGTTTGCGGGTGGTCACCGGCGCTGTTTCGCGGGCCGGTCACCGCCCAGCTCCAGCCGCCCGCGTTGCTGTCGATCATCGCGCAGACCAGACCGCCGGACGGCGTATCGAGGATCTCCTGCGTGTGATGCAGCGTGCCGTCGTCATCGAGCGAGATATCCACCAGCCGGTTGCTGGGGACGTTCTGCATCACGACCGGCTTGCCGTTAACCATCACGACCTCCTGCTCATCCGGTTTCATCTTGCCGGACAGGGTGCGGGCGGTATGGCCAAAGTAGCCGAACAGCTCGCCCAGACGTAGCCCCTCCTGGGTGGCGGCCGAGTCGATCATGGCTCTGACCGAATGCTGAACATAGCGACGCCCGTTATGGCCTGAGCGCCCCTCTTTGTGAATGTTGATAGCGGTTTCGACGCGTCTCACGGTGTCTCTCCTAACAGATTAACGAGTTGTTTATTGATTACGCTCTCCAGATAACTCTGGAAGCCCTTCTCGGGTCCCTTGTAGCCAACGGACTCCATGAAGCTCTCCTCGTTTTCAGCGGCGTCTTTAGCGGCCTTTGCGAGGTCTTTAATGATTACTGCCGCCTTCTCGGGATCGAGGCGCACCACGTCGGTCAGCACGAGCTCCTTGAAAGCGTCCGAACCGGCCAGGCGCCCGTTCTCGATCGTGTCGAGGACGGTGGTCAGGGCCATGGCGTAGTTGGTGCGCGTTTCCATGGCTTCGGCCTGTTCGGCCTCGATGGCGGTATTGAGTGAGTGGAATTTAATTTCGATGGGGCGCAGCTCGCCTGCACCGAAGACCTTCCCGTATTTGTTGGCCATGTGAATATCGATCAGCCGGTTGACGGCCTGCACGATGCCGACACGCAGCCAGTTCGCGCGGATGGCCGCCTGAATGGACGTGCGGAAGAAACCGCCGTCACCGAGGCCGCCGGACATCAGGTCGCCCCAGCCGAGCATGGACACGTCAATGCCGAGTGCCGATGCCATGCGCTTGAGGTGAAACATCACGTCTTCGATGTGCTGGATATCCGGGCTGACCACTTGCGTATCGATCGTCACGCCGCCCTTGTTACCGGAAAGGTTCGGGATGATTTGGTTCCATACAGTCGGAATAAGGCCTTTCGCCTTGCCCTTGCGCGCGGCCGCTTCTGCGTCCTTACGCATCTGGGTACCGACGATATTGAGGAGCTGAGCGGCGCGTGCCGGGTCGAGGTTGTCCATGCCGAGCGCCACGAAGCGATCGATACGGCTCGCGTTATAGCGGCTCCCTTTCAGGCTGCGGATGGCGTCATTGAGGTCGCACCACGAGCTGTAGGCAAACTCGAGGAAGCTGGTGCCGTAGTCCTGCGTTTCGGTCGGTTTGCGCCGGTGAATATCGTCATACAGCGAATAGCGCGCGCCGCTGGTGCCCTTCGGCTCCAGAGACAAGGACGGTTGCCAGTACGGTACCTTCAGACCGACCAGTTGCCACGGCTCCACCAGCTGGACCTCACCCGGGCGGGCCGGGGTCTTGAGATATTCGCCGGTAAAGCCTGCCAGCCGACCGCCACGGACGTATTCGCGGATCTGGTGAGCCATCGTGTACCAGGAGGACTCGATGTCGATGATGCCCTTGCCCTGCTCGCAGTACGGGCGGATGTAGTGAACGCCGAACGCGGCCATTAGTTTGGCCCAGCTCGGCAGACCGGTGTTAAGCATCGGCCCCAGTTCGGCCATGAGCGACGCGGCGATCTCTTTCGCATCGTCGGTTTTGGCCTCAATTGTCAGGATGTTGCCCGTGAGGCTGTCCACGCTGAGCGCATGTGATATGTGCATATCGAGCGCGGCCGACAGCACCGGATCGGTGATCATGTCTTCCAGCAGGGCGTATTTGGCGAAGCGGTCTGTCGGGAGTTTCTTCTCCCCCATCCAGTCCTGTTCACCGATTACCGAAGTGCCATTCTGGCTGGTGGGGCTGTCTGCCATAAGCGGATTGCCAAGGTGATAGCCACCAGCGCCCTGCAGCAAAATGCCACGGTCCTGCGCGTCGTCCGGGTTAAACCCGGAGAAGGCCTGGCGCAGCAGCGACACCAGCCCTTTTTCTGCATTCGTATCTGCTTTCGTAGTTTCAGCCATCTGGCTGGCCTCCCAATGGGGTTAACCATGGGCGGGAGGAGGAAGGGGGCAGGCCGATCATAGCGTATCGCGGGCGCTGACGGCGGATCGTCCAATAATCCATTCACTTCACAATGAGGTTAGGATGTCGGGGTTTATTCAACCCTGAGAGGACTTTCTATGTCTATAACCGCTGTGGCAAGCGCGGTATCTGCCATTCTGGAGGCACGCAGCCTGACCAGCCTCCTGGCAGAGTACGATCGCCTGTTCCCGACCGCCAGCCGGGTCGGGGCCGTGTACGGCATCGAGAAGGAAGACGGCGTATCGGTAGAACGCGCCCGCCGGGAGGCTAACGAGCGCGTGCTCGGAGTTCTTGCCCGGGTAGGCACGGATGCCAGCCAGCTCACCGAGGAAGATCGCACTATCCTGCGCCAGTATTCCGGTCTGGGCGGCATCGGCGGCAGTATCCACGAGTATTACACTCCCCAGTGGGTGGCAGAGGGGATCTGGCAGCTGATGGCCAACCAGGGACAGGGCCCGGGTAACTACCTGGAGCCGTCCGCCGGTGCCGGTGTTTTCCACGGTACCAAGCCCGCCGGTGCGCTGATGACCGCCACCGAGATCGATGAAACCAGCTCGCAGGTGAACCAGCTCCTCCACCCGGAAGACAAGGTGGTTAACAAGTCATTCGAATCGCTGGCCGTGAGCGCCGAAGACAACAGCTGGGACGGGGCCGTGGGTAACGTGCCATTTGGTGAAACGCGCGGCAGCTATGGGGCGCTTGATCCTGAATACGCCCATATGAAGTACGTGGATCAGTATTTCGTCTCGCGTATCCTCGACAAGATTAAGCCCGGCTCCCTGATGACCGTCGTGGTACCAATGCGCATCGTCAGCGGCGCCAAGTTCAAAAAGTGGCGCGCCGAGATCAGCCTGAAGGCCGAGTTCCTGGGTGCCCATCGTCTCCCCTCGGGTACCTTCTCCAATAACGGTACCGATACGGCCACCGACATTCTGGTTATGCGCAAGCATCCGGAAGGCATGGCCGAGCTGGTGAACGGTCGCAAAAAGGCCGTGCTGGCTGAAGCCAACGTTCTCTGGGACACGTTCATCAACGGCAAGTGGTTTGACACGGCCGAGGGCAAGCGATTCATTCACGGCGAACAGTCCACGCAGGGCGTCGGCAAATTTGCCCGCACCGTCGTGGACAAAGGTGCCACTACTAACGCGCAGATCAAAGACCGGCTGGCCCACAAGTTCGAATCACGCATTGACTGGCTGGCGCTGGAGCTGACCGAACCGGTCACACCAACGTATGACGAAGGCGATGAGCGCATGATCAATGGCCGCTGGCGCCGACTGGTTAACGGTGAATGGCAGAGCTCCACCTCTTCGGTGGCCAGCGACGGTGACACTATCAGCGCGGAAGTGTACGGGGCCAGTTCGCTGCGCCAGCTCTACACCATGATGGACCAGTCCCCGCTGAATGCGCTGGAGCTGAGCCACACACAACTGATGGCCGTTCACCGCGACTTCCCGGACGCGACGCATGGGATCGTTGCTGATGCCATCCGTCTGGCCAACGCGCAACCGGCCGAGCATCGCGCCCGTATCGTGCGCGGGGCGCTGATTGGCCATCGCATCCAGGGAATGCTGGGCGAGGTCAACGAAACCGGCGTTATCCCACCGGAAACAGCCGCCGAACTGCGCGACCTGACCAATGCCGAAATGAAAGTTTTCGGGGTGGCCGCCGCCGATCGCAAGCTCTCTACCCTGGGCGGTGGCGCCGCTGCAGGTGCATGGAACGCCTTTGTGACCGCAACCGACGTAAACGGCAAATTCAGCGCCCTGATGTCCGGCACGCTGGATCGTGGTCCGGTTCACGCCTTTGACGACACCAGCGCCGCGCAGACCGTCGCCTATCTGTTCAGCCAGCTCGAGCTTAACCCGGTCGATGTGTCCGATTTTGCCGACCTGTACCGCGGCGATGAGGGTAAGACGCTCGGCGAACTGGCGAAGATCCCGGGCGTGGCCATCACTGCAGACGGCATGTTGATGCCAATGGACCGCGCCACCAGCGGGAACATTGTTGCCACCCGTCGCAAGCTGATCAACGCCATGGGTAACGAGAAAGACCCGGCCATCCTGTCGAACTATCAGGCCCAGCTGGATGAGATCGAGCGCCGCCGGTTCCGGGCCAAAGTCGATGACATCGAAATGACCATGGCCGCCAAATGGGTCCCGCGCAGCTACGTGCTCGAGTTCCTGAAAGAGAGCGGCTACAGCGAGATCCAGTATTCCAAAATCACCACCGGCGACGACGGCGACATGGTGGAGGACAAGGAGTATCAGGGCAGCGATGGCGTCTGGAGCGGCTACGGTGTGCGTGACGGTAAGAAGCGCAGCAACGCCAACGAGCAATTCGAGCGCCAGCTCGAGAACTACCTCAACGGCGTGACCGTCCGCTCGGGTGATGCCGCCGGTGCGGCCGCGTACCGTGAACGTATCAAGGGCATCGAGGACCAGTTTGCTGTCTGGCTACGCCAGCATGATGACATCGAGAAGCTGGCCGACCTGTATAACGACAGCTTTAACGGCTTTGTTAACTTCGACCATAGCGACGCCGACCTGCAGCTGGACGGTATCTCGGGGCGTATCGTGCCGTTCGGCTATCAGTGCTCGGGGATCCGACGGGCGTCTGAAGACGGGCGCGGCGTGCTGGCCTACGGTACCGGGCTCGGTAAAACCACGACCGCGCTGGGGCTTGTGGCCTACAACCGGCAGATGGGCCGCTCTAAACGTGCAGGGATCGCCGTGCCGCTGGCCGTGCTCGAGAACTGGTACCACGAAAGTAAGACGTTCTACGACGAAGCCACCTTCTCACGAATGCTCTTTGTCGGCGTCGAGCCGGTGATGGGCAAGGATGGCCAGATTGAGCAGGAAGTCATACGGGATGACGAGGGTAACCCGCGCCTGGGCGCCAACGGCGAGGAGCTGACCCGCGACAAGCTGAAAATCCTGGGTACGAAAGAGGTTAAGGCGCGTCTTAACGCCATCCCGCAGTCTAACTATGACACTGTGGTGATGACCAAAGAGCAACTGGCCACCATCCCCATGCGCCCGGAATCCATCGTTGCCCACGCGGAGCGTATGGAAGCGGCAGGCCTGCGCGGCGGCAAGATCCTCGCCGTGGCCAAAAACCACCGCGAGGCGATGAAGAAAGAGAAATTCGCCGAGAAGCACAGCAACACCGGTACCGATAAGGCGCTGGATGTGCCGTACTGGGAGGATATGGGCTTTGACAGTCTGATCGTCGATGAAGCCCACAACTACCGCAACAGCTACCAGGCGGGCCGCGAGTCCTCCAAGCTGGCCTACCTGCCGACGCAGGCGAGCGCGAAGGTCGCTATCGATCTGGCGGTCAAGTCCTCGTACATGCGCGAGAAGTACGACGGCCGTGGGCCGGTTATGCTGACCGCCACCCCGACCGTGAACTCCCCGATCGATATCTTCAACATGCTGTCACACTTGCTGAATAACGAGGAGTGGGGGCAGCTGGGGATCGCCGACGTGGACGACTTCATCAAGGTGTTCGGCGAAGTTGAAGATGTAATGGTTCAGAAGCTCTCCGGCGAAGTGGAGCTGAAGCAAGGCCTGGTGGGCTTTAAAAACCTCTCCGGGCTGCGCTCCCTTTTCCACCGCTGGGTGAACCTCAAAGACGCGAAAGACGTGTCACATACTGTCACCATTCCGGATCTCGAGGAGTTGCTGGCTGAGTCAGACATGACCCCTGAGCAGTCCGTCGTCTATGAAGAACTGCGCCAGCGCGCTGAAGCCCTGAGCAAGAAGAAAGAGAAAGGCCCCGATAACGAGGACGAGCCGGAAGATTTCACCTTTGCCATCATCCGTGACATGGACCGCGTATGTACGGATATGGACCTGTACCGCCGTACCATGACGTTCCGGTTCCCGCTGAAGTATGCCGACGCCGTGGGCAAACTGGTGGCCGACCTGCCGGAAAGTATCAAGCTCGCCGGTGGCGATGACGACAAGCAGGATGAGGACGCCGAAAAGGTAGTGAACCAGGTCAAACTGGACGCCCGGGTGACCACCAGCGAACACGCCGTAACGCTTGTTGTGCCTGAGCTGTACGAGCAGGAGGTGATCAACCGTCTGAGCCAGTTCGACATCACCGCCAGCGACGTATCGCACCCGCTGATGCCGAAGTACGCCCGTATGCTGGAGAACCTGAAGACCGGCTACGAGCAAGGCGGTAAGCAGATTATCTTTACCGAGGAGAAGTCGCAGCACGAGAAGCTGAAGCGCATCATCGTGAACAGCCTCGGCATCCCGGAAAGCGAGATCGGGATCATCAACGCGAAGACGGTCAGCGAGAAAGGTGTGGACGGCGAACAGGCCAGTCTGGAGAAGTTCGCCGGGGCCTACAACGACGGCCGTATCCGCATCCTGATCTGCAACAAAAAAGCCGAGGTGGGCGTCAACCTGCATCACGGTACCACCGACATTCACCACCTTACCCTCCCGTGGACACCGGCCAGTATCAAGCAGCGTAACGGCCGTGGCGCGCGCGTGGGTGCCAAACAGAAGAAAGTCCGCGTGCATTACTACGTGGGCAAAGGCAGCTTTGACCAGTTCCGTCTGGACACGCTCAAGCGCAAGGCCAACTGGCAGAATGAGCTGTTCACCAGTGACGCCGAGAAGATGAAGAACGCCGACGCCGACGACGCCATGGAGGCCAGCTTGCTCCTTGCCGCCGATCCGGAAGAACGCCGCGCCCGCATCGAGGCGAACCAGGAGAAGGCCCGCGCCCGGGTCGAGGAAGCCGCCCGCCGCCGCGCTGGCATCGACCTGCATAACTACCTGAAGGCCGCGCACGATCAGAGCGGTGACCCGGCGGAACTGCAGACCACCGTCAGCAAGCTGAAAGAGGATGTCGCCCGCTTTGAGCGGAACGTCACCGTTCACAGCGAAGCCTTCACCCGCAACCTCGCCAACTCCGAAGGCGATACTTACATGGCCGGATACTTCAAACAGCAGGCCAAAGAAAGCCAGAAAGAGGTCAGTGCCAACCGGGCCGAACTGGCGAAGGCGCGCAAAAACCTGCTGATGGCGGAGCGTCGCACGGAGCGTAACGCTAAAGCCGCCGATGCCCTGAAGCGCCTGCGCCCATCCCTCGAGGAGGCCATCAAAAAAGGCCTGCTGGAAATGCCAGCCGATATGCTGGACAAGGGTAACGAGTTCCTGACCGACGGTATCCATACCGTGCGCGTGGGCCGCGTCTACCAGATGGCATCCGGCGTCATTGCCCGGGCTGATAAATTGCACTTTGACGACAAGCAGGCGCTGGTCACCCTGATCCACGTCCCGAACCGCCTGCGAGGCGTGTCCCTAAAACCGGACAACAAGGTATGGTATGACGTTGCGTCCTTCCAGAATGAGGTCAGCTATACGCCGTCTGAGCTGGAAGTCTGGAAAGAAATGTCTGAGGCGCTTACCCTCGCCCGCGCGACGAGGCTACTGGATGCCGGTCAGTTCAGCCAGCACCTGATCAGCCGGTCACTGGTGCTGACCGATTCGTATTTCCTGTTGCATGGTGAGGACGGCAACGCGTTTGAGGTGAACTACGTTGAGCGTTACGGCGACAAGCCGATGAAGTCCGGTTTGCTGAGCCGCATCGTCTATCCGGACGTGAACGACGCCGCCCTGAAGGCAAATCTGGCGAAGTGGCTGCTGGCCGATCGTAGCCGGTTCCCGACCAGCACGTATGGCGATGCCAGCCAGGCACCGAAGAACTGGCTCACCATTCTGTACGGTACCGACATCGTTGCGGCGGTCGAGGGGTACGGCAACACGGCGCCGGAACAGCTGATTAACGAGTGGCTGGCTTCCACCCTCGCCGCCTACCGCGCTGATCCGTCCTATGAACTGAATAATATGACCTCCTACTATTTCAGCAAGGCCGCGAAGAAAGCGATCCCTGCTGAGTGGAGCAACCGTACCGCCTTTGAAGCCGCCATTAAGACCGGCGAAGACACACTGGACGCGGAGGTTAAAGAGGCGAAACGGGCCGCGCAGGCGCGCAAGGATGCCGAACTGGCCGCCCGCTTCGAGCTGGAACGTCAGAATACCAGCCGTGAAACTCGCGTCATCCGCCTGAGCTGGGTCCGCGAAATGGCCACGAGAAACCGCAGCGCCAATGGCTATACCTTCGCAGGCGAACTGCGCAACGCGAAGGAAGGCCCGTATGTCCGCCAGGATGGGTTTGATCTGCCGTCTGCCGTGGCTGACCTGATGGCCCCCGGTATCGCTGCAGCACCGTCAGAAAACACCGCAGCAGGCCTGCGCACCGCCTTCGACAACGCCATCTATGTGACCTACGGCGGGTCCTACGGTAACAAGAACCAGGACCTGCTTGAGACCTGGCTGAAGGGCGACGCACCGGAAGAGGAAAAACCGGAACCGACGCCGGTCGAACAGGAGCAGCTGCAGGAGGCTAAAGTTGTCGCCGAGGCCACCGTCGAGGCCACCAGCGCCGGTGACATTCAGCTCGATACGGTGCTGGTTCGCCGCAACGCGCTGGCCATCAATCAGTCGCCGAGCAAATACCAGTTCCGGGGGCGCTGGCGCACGCGTCCGGCGGTTAAGAAGGATGTGGGTGAGGTGATCGGCCTGTTCGACAAGCAGGGCAAGAACGGTCTGCTTTACGACAAGAAAGAGAACATTAAGGCCGCTTTCGGCGAGGGGCGTGGGCTTGTGTTCTTTGCGGATTCGGTGTCAGATGAGTTTCCGGGCGGCTGGTGGTTTATTCCCGCGTCGGCATCCATGAAAGAAATCGCAAACGTACTGGGAGTAACCGAAGAATGATCGCCGATACCGTGATCCCCACCTCTGAGGAACTGGCCCCGCTGCTGGCGGAAGCCACGGCCGACCGGACCGAAGAGGAATTTATTACCGGCTATCTGGCCGGGCTGCTGAGCGTGCTGGAGAAAGATCCTCGCCAGTATCGTGGCTATGGTCCGTACTGGTGGCCACTGAAGGCGCTGATGGCTGCGCGCGGCATCGAGATCCGGGGGAATGCTCTGGAGCTGGGCACGCTGCAGCGTTACACCCTGGCGAGCCCTGCCCTGACCTTGTGCGCGGCGTGGGCGTATCAACAGGAACGATTCGCAGAGGGCAAGATCCGCACCGCAAGCCACCAGCTTGATTTACCGGACGGCGATACCTACGCATACGAACTGGTTGATGATGGCATGGAAGAGATTATTCAGAGCAAGCTGGGTTAACCCTTCAACCCCATAAGCCCGGTTCGCCGGGCTTTTTTACGCCTGCAGTAGGAAATATTGTCGCAAAATGTGGAAATATTTTCGCAGAAAGTGGAAATATTTTCGCATCACGAGTACCCTGGGCGATAAGCATAATGTCTCTTACGGAACCCGCCAGTGACCCAGATCGACCCTATCACAAATATTACTCATGAGCATATTCCACTGGCCATGAGACTCCTGGGTATTTCGACCCACAAAGAGTTTGCCGAACAGCTCGGGATCTCCACCCGTTCGCTGATGAGCAACATGGATGAGCCAATGCAACCATGGCGCCAGATGTCCATTGAGTGCCTGCTGCGCCGTGCCGGTCAGTGGGTGACGTTCTGTAAGGCCCGTGGCCTGACTCCGCCCCGTACACCGCGTGTCGGCGTGCATGGTTACCGCTGCGTTGTCTGCAGCAAGTGTCTCGAGCGCCTGAGCGATGCCGATCCGGACGGCGCGGCAGCTGAACTCCTGCAGGGGGAATAATCGCGCCAGGAACCGACACGCCCGCCATCGAGCGGGCTTTTTTCTGCCTGTTGCCTCATGTAAATGAGGTCCACATAGTGGGTGCTGGAGGGAAATTTCCCTGCAGCGCACACCGAACATGCCGGTTTTGCCCTGATTGTTCCCTCCACCGTCCACTTTTTCCCGCCAGCGCACACAAAAAGGGTCGTCTGGTTGCTGTCGAGGGTAATTTTTACATCCTGCCGGTCAATGACGGAATTAAGTTAACGCTCATCTGGCAAGGCCTGGCGGGGAGCCATATAAATCCTTCCCTTAAAATGTGTGCTGGAGGGAATCTTCCCTACAGCACACATCCTCCAGCCAACATTCCAGCGTTAGTCTATTCATGATGGATGTTCGTCTATTCATGGCGCGTAGTTGCTGGACGCCGGTTCGCGCCCGAAATAAAGCCCTTTTAAGGCCGTTTCCATGAATTAGCTAACGTTGGCCATGAACTGGCTAACGTTCTGTTCGGCGGGAAGAGGATGTAAATATTGCCCTCAAAAGTGTGCGCTGGAGGGCATCTTCCCGCCAGCACACATCTAAACTGATGGCTTCAGTTTTGGGTTGCGCGAGTGAACGATGATGAAATTCTCCCGGCCTTGCTTTTCAATCGAGCAATCCAGGTATCCGATGGATTTAAGCTGCTCGATAGCTTTTTTGATAGTCCGGTTCTGCTCACTAATACTTGAGATCAATGCCAGTCGCTCACGGATACGCGCGAACGAGATAGGAACCGGCCGGGAAGGAAGGCTTTCGATGAAGGTGTAGATCGCCTGCGCCGCCTCTTTTTTGGGTAAGGCCCGTAGAGCGTGCTGCTGCAACAATACCCGGTAATCTAACTGAAATATTTCCCATAGCTTGGAATCGGCCTCAAGCTCAACAATGTCACGTTCGGCATCAAAATAACCTGTCTTGAGTAGGCCGGTATGATAGCTACCCAACACGCTCTTGCCGCGACTGAAAGAGATCCCTTTGTTACGAAGTCGCCCCAGCGATGCGTGGATAGTCTTTCTTAACTTGATATCAAGCCGTTTGGACGGGAACCCGCAAAACTTTGCGAACTCCTGGAAAGAAAGCTGAATTGAATTTGAGGACAGGCCGTACTGACTGAACGCATAGATAACGCCCGCCCACACTTTAAAATCGGTGTCCATATCCAGGCGGGGTCCGGTAATTTTAATATTGTCGTAACCTTCCGCCCGGGCGATCTCCAGCTGTGAAAATACTTGAGAGGCATCAATCTCGTTATTTTCGGGCTGGTTTTTTGTGGGTTTGGGAACAAATACGCCCAATCGCATGAGTACGACAGGCTGCACGGTATTGTTAGAATTAACTGTTAACTCTTTCGCCTTGCTTTCCATATCAGCATACAGCGCATCAGCTATAAAATGTTTGTCCATCAATCAGTTACCATCACTCTGTGGATAAGACGAAAGATCGTGAATAAGGCCTGTTTTTTCCCTTCAGCACACATCTTAATTCCCTCCAGCACACATTTACAACCCTCCAGCACACATCTTTTTCCCTCCAGCGCACACCTTTTCCCCTCCAGCACACATCCTAAAGTGCCTTGAAGCCACAACCGGAGCGGCTTGCAGCCTGCCGGGATCTGTTTGGTACTGTATGGATCTCTTTAGGGATCTCTTATGGGATCTATCCAGTGGATAACTTAACAACTTCCCAATAGCGGCCGTACCCGCCAGCGTTGATAAGTTTCCCTCCATCGCACATGTGGCCGCCCTTCTCACTCCAACCGTTTGTATTGACAATCGGTTAAAGGAGGAATATTGTTATCACACTGACCGCAGTTGCGGGCATACGCCCCGGCGTTTCCGGGCACTAAGGGACTCCCCCATGAAACCAATGCTGAAAGCCTTAATCACCATCAATGCAGTAGCTACCCCTTCCCATGATATCGACGCTGACTTAGTGGGTTTTTTGCCTGATCTGCGCAACATGACCCAGGCCGAAATCGCCGAGCTGGTGGAAGAAGCGCATACCGAGGCGCGTGGCCTTAATGATGCTTTCGATACTTCATTCCACCGCCGTGCTGCGAACTGGGGCGCCATGGACCGGATGAGCCGGGAAATCGAGCTTGATAAGGCATACGATTTGGCCCTGGCTTATCACCTCATCCGCAACCAGGCGATCCGCGATGAGGCCTACCCGTTGAAAAAGCCCGTTGAATTTCGCAACCGCCAGTATATTTGGGATGAGGTCTATAACGAGGTGTATAAGGCCGCACGCATTGACGTAGCGCACGCCACCGCACTGGAAATGGACATTACACTCCATCGAAGGAGTTAATGGCCGGGAGCCCCAATCACCTGCGAGAAACCATGAAGAAATACGAAACCCTGACCGGGAACAAACTGGCGCAAAAAGACACTGCGCCAGCTACCGCCACCATCCAGCAGCGCGTTACGCCGCAACGAAAGAGCCGGTACGTCGCGCAGGCCAGGCGGGAAGGGATGAAGCTGTCCGAATGGCAGCAAAAACACTTAGATGCGGTGTGTGACGCCGCCGATGCCGAGCGAGAGAACAAGAATGAAGACCCCAACGGTCACCCCGACAGTGACTGAAACCACCAGCGAAACCCTGACCAATCACCCGGCCTTTGGGCTGGTATCTGTTAACCGGCTGCATAGCAGCGGCACGCGCCTGTTTGCATCCGACCTGGTTCACCGTGAGGTGATCACCATGACGTTTCATGAGGCCGAACAGCTTGAGCAGGACGGCGACATCCGTTACCGCCGGACCCGCCGCAACGGACCGCTGCTGTCCGTCAGCCTCTCTCCCGCGCAATGGGCCGCGATGATCACCAGCTTCGGCATGGGCGACGGCGTGCCATGCACCCTGAAGTCAATCCGCACTGACGGCTATGTAGACCTGCCGCACGTAGGTCATGTCGAATCCACACGCGAACGTTACGACCGTCAAATTCAGGAAGCGACACGGCGCCAGCTCGAAAAGCTCAACGAAAAAATGGCAGAACTGGGTGAGCTGGTGGCGAAGGGCAAGGCGAGCAAGCGCGAACTGACCGAGCTCTATTCTGGCCTCTCTACCGTCATTGATAACCTGCCAGCCAACCTGTCATTCACCACGGAGCTGATTCAGGAGTCCATGGATAAGATCGTAGCAAGCGGCAAGGCAGAGCTGGAAGCGACCGCCCTGGGCGTAGCCACCCGACTGGGGATTAAAGAAATTAGCCGCCTCGCCGCGCTTGAGGATAAGAGCGATGAGTAACTTAACCCAGATGATTCACGATGCGATGCTTAGCTCGCAAGAAGGCTATGTATCGGCTGTTATCGACTCTATTGAGTTCGATCTGGAGCGCAAGCTGACCGAAGACAAATGTCAGGCCGTTGAAAAGTTCGTTGATAGCGTGATCACCGCTGGCTTTAACACAAAAGACGTCAAGTCTGTTGCCCGTGCTGCGCTGGATTACATCGACGCGATACCGAAGGACGTTGTAGCGACACTGCCAGCGATGCCGGGTTTTGACCGGGACTGGGCCGAAAACGTGCTGGATGATGCTGTGGCCAACGAACCTGAACAAACCGCGGAGCTCACGAAAGCGCAGCTGATTCAGTTCGCGGAAGAGTGCAAAGCGAAACTGACTGAATCCATCGGCAAATCGCCATTCCCGCAGATCGAGGGGGAGTTAAGAAAGAGTCTTTCGCTGGTGGAGATCGCGCTGGCTGGGCTAACTGGCGAGCTAATGCGCACGGCGCTAGATGATTGCAGCGATGTCATGGACACGGACTGCGTAATGGATGCTCGCGGCATTAGCTATGACGACGCAGCAGCCATGACCCGCGGCGCCACCGCGTTGCATGACGCACTTCTGCAGTGGGATGTTAAATAATGCAATTCACAACTGAGCAGCTGATCGCGCATATCACTGACAAGGCCGCGCGCATAAAGCCTGACGTGCAGATTAACGAGAAGTACCGGATTGAGGCGCTGATGAATCTGCGCATATTGGAAATCGCACTGGCTACGCTTACCGCGCCTGATGGCGTCCACTCCGAGCCGGAGGAGTCGTTTACCTGTGAGCGGTGCGGAACGACGACAACACGCCCGAACGGTGAGCACTATTGCCATGCAGGGAGGAAATAATGCAGTTCACAAAAGAGCATTTGATATGGTGCGCGCAGGAGCGCATAGGGGCAGCACGGGAGATCGCAGAAGCCACACCATCACCCGCTGAGCGTTCGGCATGTGAGGTGAGCATTGCCTTGCTCGAAAATGCACTCGCTACGCTGACTGCTAAGCCATTCATGTACGGCATCGCTGACCCTGATGGCGGGCCGCATTTTGCTGAGTTTTGCGTCTCGGGCAACCTGCAGCACATCGAAAAAGAGGTAGAAACACTAAACGCCATCGACGAGATCGATGTTAATTGCGAGCCGCATTACCGTGTGGCTCCACTGTATCGCCTGCCGGAGATGAAATAATGGGCAAGACCGTGTTTGTGCTGGAAAAGAAACCAATAACGCTCCACTACCCTACCCGCAAGCTGGAAAACTGCATTCAGGTGCGCGAAGTGATGAACGAAACCCCGAAAGGCCTGCGCCTGGTGGTCAGTGACAGGGAAAAGGGTTCGATGTATCTGCATAGCGACTACGACTTTTTTGACACCCGGATAGCGGCTCTGCTTCACCTGGAGTTTGCCGCTAAAGAGGTGCTTGAGGATCTGGAGGAGCGTGAGAAAGCGCTTGTTAACTTCCTGCAGGAGGTTGAGCAGGCAGTGATTGAGGAGCCGACAACATGAAAGAAACCAATAAGCCAGCGACGGACCTGCGTTATATCTGGGTTACACGCAAGAATCCACTTCGCGGTGATGGTGGCGTATTTGACCTCAATGCCTACCTGAACCGCTACGAAGTCATTAAAGAGATTTCAGACGGCTACCACGTCAGGATCAACGCCAGCAGTGATAGTCTCGTTTATTCTCATGAGAAATATGATTTTTACGACACGAAAGAGGCGGTACTGGAATCCATCATCGGCCAGTCGAATGATATGCTGCAGGCGCTCCATGAGCGTAAGACGGCCTATTCGCAGCTGATGTGTGAAGCACATGATGCTCTGAACGCTATAACCCAGAAGTGATGCCTGCAGGCGCAAAACAGCCCGCCCACAGTGTGTAAAAGCCGCCCGCAGGCGGCTTTTTTGTGGCTATCACTTAGGCTTAACGTTGATCCCCTTGAACCAGGTGCGCACGTCGAAGCACGGGCAGTCCTTCAGCCAGTCGCGGCTGTCGATCTTGCCGTCGCCGTTGGTATCGCCGAACCAGTCACGGTGACCCTTAATGGCGTTGTCTGGCACGTTGTGTTTCGCCTGCAGCTTCTTCACCAGCTCGGCCAGCGCGGCGAACTGGGCTTCGGTGTAGTTACACTCAGACTTCATCGCCTGATTGACCCCACCGACCAGGCAGATCCCGAGGTTGTTCGGGTTATGCCCTTCCACATGGGCACCCTGCTGGTTCTCCGGGCGGCCTGCCTCTACCGTGCCGTCACGACGAATGACGTAGTGATACCCGATCGTGCGAAAGCCCCGCTGCAGGTGCATGGCCGTAATTTCTTTGGCGCCGATGTCACGGGAACCGGGGGTTGCGGAACAATGGACGGTAATAAATTTGATAGTCATTGATCATTCTCTCAAAAAAAGGTTAGGATGTTTACGGGCACCCAGCCCTAACTACACACACTGTAGGCTGGAGCGGGGAAGGGGAAACGGGCGCATTCGTGCGCCCGTTTTTTTTATCGCTTCAGTTTGTCCAGCAGTGCGTAATGCTCGGCCACATGGCGCGGCACGTACCCATCCAGCAGCGGGGCCGATTCCGACTCCCCTACTTCCTGTTCACCGTCCAGATCCTGCGCTACCTCTCCCACTCCGTCAACGTCTATCCCCATGCGGGCAAATACGCCCTCGATGCCCATTGCCGTATAGGCACCGGCCGCCATCGGAATACCGCGCCCGTCATCCTCACCGGCGCAAAACTCCTCAAAGGTTGCCTGCAGCCAGTCCGGGTAAACGGTCATGTCGCAACGGTAGTCCGCCGTCGGCGCGTCCAGGTCGATACTCACCTCGAGGGTGAGGTAAACCAGTGTCAGTTGCATTAGCGGGACTCCTTGTATTTGATGCCCAGCATCTTGATGGCCGCCATCACCAGCGACAGGTGCTCCGGATCTTTCATGGCCAGCCGGGCCAGTTCGGCGTCGGTCGCCAGCGCCTGGAAGCCCATCGAAAAGACCTCAGTCGCATTTGTGCCTTCAATACCCAGCTCACCGTAGACCTTGCCCACATACGGGTTATAGAAGCCGTCGTTGATCGCCACCTCTTTCCCGTAGGACTTCGAGCCGGTCATGTTCTTGAGATAGGCGATCTTGCCCAGCTTCTCCGGTATGGCATCCATGCGGCGCTTCAGCAGCGCCTTAGCGGCCGCCAGCAGCTCAGGGTGCTGGTACTCAACAAAGTGCCCCATCTCGTGCCACAACGTGGTTTTGGTCATCCCCTCGCCGCTGTTGATATGGTTGTCTTTCCGGCTGGCGTGGGCCCGTTTTGCCGTGCGCACCAGCTCAGGCGTCGCGGTCTGCCCGGACACGATCTGATAGAACCGGTTCATGTCCTCTTTCATCGCCGGGAGCTCATAGCCTCTGGCCAGACTGGCGGACTTAATGCGGATCTTCGTCTTCGCCCCCATGGCGGCCGCTTCGCTGTCAGGCATCACACCCTCCACCAGCTGGTCCACCATCTTGCGCAGGGATTCCGTACCAACGAGGGTCGGCTTCTGGGTGGCTAACAGTTGCTTGCGCAGGGATTGATATAGCTGGTTGGCCGCCTGATAGGACGCGGAGCGGTTCGGCTGGCCTTTCTGCTGCTCGGCAAACGTCGTCAGGGCGGTATACACCGGCTTGGTGATGTCTTTCGACCCGTCCGGTATCTCCATGGCCGCACGGGCGACGTGGGCGGCGATACTTTCACGCTGGGCGTCAGTGAGCGCCTGATAGTTCGGGTCAGCATCCACCAGCGCGCGCACCTTCTCCCGGGTCATGTTCTGCTGTATGAAGCGGCTGGTGGCGTCTTTGTCGGCCTTCTCATGGATGCCCAGGGCGCGGATCTGCTGTTCAAACTCCTTCGCGTCATGCCCGAACTGCTGCGTGCGTTCCGAGACGAATGAAGCCCGTAGCGTGTCAGTGGTGGTGGGCCTGCCGGTGATCCACGACAGCAGCGCGTCCGTCGGCGGGAATGACGTACCCGTCAGAGTCCCCTCGAAGTCAGATTCCAGGGAGGCCAGTCGTTCAGAAAGGTCCTCCGGTTTAGTGGCCTTGTCCTCAGCTGCAGTCATGGCCAGCAGGACCAGCTCAGCGGCCGGGCGCAGGCGATTGATCCAGCTTCCGTCCTCCGCATTGCCGCCGAACCAGACATTGACCGGCGAGGTTTCCCACTGCTCCGCCCGGGCCTTGCGTGTGATATCGCTGGCCAGACTCAGGATGGCGTTGAGGTCTTTCAGGGCCACGGCCAGCGCCTCGATGTCGCTCACGGCGTGGAACCGGCCGATCACCTCCCCAATCAGGGCGCGGGTCTTCGCCTGCCGGGCCCCCTTGTCGAGGGTGGTCACCGCGTCAAACATGTCCAGTAGCCCGGGAATGGACGTGGAGCGGAGGATCCGACTGGTAACGTCCAGCAGCAGTGCCTGCCGGGCATAGTCGAAGCTGTCGAACATCCCGACCTGGATCCCCGCCTTCTCTCCGTAGAGCTCGGCCATATGGTCACTTACCCGGGCGAGCACGCTCACCAGATCCACCGGCGGCGCGCCGAACATATCCGCCACGGCAGACCCTTTGTGGGCGAGGACCTGACATATCTCGTCAGCCATCTGTGTAAAGGCCTCGCCCATGCGCTTAGTTGAGCGGTTATTCGCCGCGATGAAGGTGGCCAGCGCAGCCGCCTGCGGGTCACGATCGCCGAACATGTCACCCTGCGCCAGATACTCCGGTACCGTCTGGCCATTGTTGCGGGCCTCACGCACGATCGTGGTGGCCTCCACCAGCGCCGACAGGGCCTCTTCATCCAGCGTGCGGTTCATGTCCACGCTTTCAACCAGGGCGTCGGTGGTCTGCTTGTGGGCCTCTCCGGACAGCGCGCGCATCTGCACGAACTGGGGCGCGGCGGTGGTCAGCGCGGTCAGGACGTTGCGGATCTCCGGGTCCGGTTCCTCGATGGCCAGCTGCAGCAGGTTGTCGTTCTGGTAGGCCCGGGCAAACATGGCGCCACGGATACGATCGATAACCTGCCGGGTCGGGCGCCCGTCGGCGGTTAAGAGCCCGGCCGCCTGCTCACCGGTCAGCTTCGCCATAAACGCCGAAACAAAGGGGCGATTAGACGCAGCCAGAAGGTCCCCAGACGAGCCGGGAGCAAAAAGGGACATAACCCCATCGTCCATAGCCTCTGCGTCGATTCTGGCCTGTTCTGTGGGGCTCATGGCCTGCATGTCAGAAACGTTGCTGTCTTTGGTGAACTGGACGCGATCCACCTCATCGAGGCGCACGCGCACCAGGACCGGTGAGCTGAAGGATTTAACCTGCGCGGTGGTAAAGCCGTAGAGCTCGGCGTTGTCTTCCAGGTACTGCCGGTATTCACCGGCGTTGCCCTCCACGTAGGCTTTGATGATGGCCATCGTGCGGCCGTTCCCCGACTCCACCACGCGGTCCGGGCCGATGATCGGCGCGCCGTGGCTGGACAAGCCTGAATCCGTCAGGCGGGCAGGCTGCAGCGATCGGGAAAGTTTGGTTATCTGCATTACGCTCGATACACGGGTGCGGTCGCGCGGCTGCAGCTCCTGCGGATAGGCGCCGTTCAGCTTGCCGTCCAGCCCGTTTGACGGGATCAGGGCGTTGGCCTCCACCAGCTTAAACGCCGTGCGAACTGACGCGCCTTTGACGGTGGCCACGTAGCTGACGCGCCCGTGGTCCAGCTCATCCGGTGGCACGGATTCAGGCAGTGCGGCGGCGGCCACGGGTACGGCGGTGATCTCGTCGAAGACCTTCACCAGCGCAACGGGCGAGGTCGCCCCCAGAATGCTCTGGACGGCCTTTTGAATGTTGTACTGCATATGAGCCCTTTAAGGGGCGTCGGCGGGAAAGGGTGGGCACCCGCGCCAGGATGGTTTACGCGGCGATTAGCTCCGGGTTCGCCTCGATCCAGCGGTTCACACCGGTTTTAACGTCATCGAGCACCAGACCCTCGTCAGCAACCGCCAGAATGCGCGTGCGGAACAATTCGGGCGCGTCGGTGTTGAAGTCACCGCGCATAAAGCGTTCTGACAGTGTGGTTTCCGGTTCGGCTTCAGGCTGCAGGGCCACCAGCTTGTCGAGCGCATCCTTGATGGTATCAGCGGTGATGCCGATGTCCGGATGGGTCATCAACGCGCGCAGCTCCTCGATGGCTTTCGTGCGCTCCTCGCTGGTCAGATCGTTGGCATTATGATCCAGCTTGGCCAGCTCCTCGAGCAGCTTGGCGCGGGCGGCGCGGGCGTCACCCTGGGTCAGCATCCCCGCCACCACTTCCAGCCCCTGGTTTGCCAGCTTCAGACGCGCGGCCGCGGCCCCCACGGTCCAGTCGGAGGCCGACTCATTGCCGAGGGTAATTTCCACCGAAGCACCGGGTTTGAGGGTCAGGCGGTACTCGCCGATCCCCTCAGAGAAGGCCCGCTCCGCCACCTTCAGGCCCTGCTCCACCAGACGGCGGACCTTCTTACGCATCTTGGGCGGGAACGGGCTGTAAACGCCATCCCACGCGCGCTGGGCTGGCATCGAGAGGTAATCTTCGACCTTGCTTGTGCCTGCAATGTAGTCAGGCCACGCGATCTTCAGATCGTCGCGGCTCAGGCTTTTACCACCGGACAGCACCAGAATGATCGCGATGTTCAGGCCCTCGTTAGACACCACCACGTCACCGCCGTACAGCCCCGCCTTGTTGGCGAACGGTTTGGTCCATGCCGGATGGGTGACCCCTGCCAGCTCGAAGCCCTGCACCGAGCGGGAGGCTTCTGTCTCGGCCTCTTCATCGGTCCCCTCCTCGTCACCGGCGCCAGGTTCAGGCGTGGGTTCCGGGGTCGGAACCGGCGCGGGCTTCGCGTCCCCTTTCAGGGTAGCCATGATCACGGCCAGCTCACGTTGCCTGCCGAGCTTTTCCATGATCGACAGCGTGCCGCTCTTGAGCTCCCCTTTCAGCCCTGCAGCCTGTTTCTGCAGCGCGATTTTTTCCAGAATGCTTAGTGCCATCAGACAGCCTCCTCCATCAGTTCAGTCAGGCGATCGGCAACGGTATGCAGATACGGCTCGTGCTTCTCGACCGCGCCCGCTTTTTCCAGCTGCTCAATCAGGCCGCCCATCTTCTCCAGGTAGGTGTTGTAATCCGTTTCGCCGGTGCGCAGTGCCTCCAGCTGCTCGAGGATCGCCAGAATTGCCGGGTCAGTTTCATCCCACTGGTTGCCCGGGGTTGGTTCAGGCTCCGGGGCCGGTTCGGGCTTGTTCTTGCTGGTGGCTTTGTCGATAAGGGCGTTAACCATGGCTTTCACGCTGCCGGAATAACCGGCCTCCTGCAGTGCGGTTGTGAGTTGGTTGGTCTGGTATTTTCCATCCGCAAAGAACGGGTTGTTCTTGATCAGGTCGCCATTCGGTTTGAACAGCAGATCCCAGATAGCCTCCGGCGATTCATCGCCCTGCACCATCTGCTCCACCAGCTCATCCACGCGGGCCAGCGACTCGGCACGGGTGCGCTCATTCCATGACGTGGCGGACATATCGGTGAGGTTGTAGTGATCAACCGCTTCAGCGGTCAGCGGCTCGGCGTAGCCCACCAGCCCGTAACGCATGTCGCGCTCGTTGCGATCGCGGATAAGCCCGGATACGCGCGGATCGGTCGCCACATCTTCCGGGGCGATATAGGCGGTGTGACCTTCTGGCTGGTTTGACGGGGAGAACGGACGAATGCGCAGGCCGTACCAGTAAAGCGCCGCTTCCGGGGCTGGCTCGGGAACTGGCTCAGGCGTCGGATTCGGGGTGTTGCGCTCGAGCTTTTCCTCGAGCTCGCGCTGGTATTCCCGGTAGGCCACCTCTTTGGCTTCATCCTTGCTGGTCACCTCGGTACCGCCGGTGATCGGGCCGCCGTCACTGCCGTAAATCACGCGGAATGTGCCGGTCAGCTTGTTGTCATCACTCACGTTGGCCACGACGATATAACCGTCGTGCTCGTCTTCGCCCGGGAGGGGCGGCGTTGAAATGAAAATAACCGGTCTGTCATCACCAATCTCGTCCGGGGTCCCTTTCCAGCCCTTGCCGTAGCTCCCCTCAAACGGTTTCAGGGCGGTCCTCTGCAGGGCAATCAGCTCGGCCTTTTCACGGGCTTCTCGGTCCTCGTCCGACTCCACTTCGACCCAGTAACGATCCGCTTTGTCGTCACGGTACGCGGTATAGAGCTTGCCTGCAGCATCACCCATGGCGCCACCCTGGGAACTGGCCGAATCAATGCGGTACAGGTCGCCGTTCTGCTCGGTAATGGTGACCTGGCCCACCAGCTCGCCGTTCACGTCCACCGTGCGGTAGGCAATCACCGCGCCGTTCGTCAGAGTGTGGGTACCATTGATCATCAGCTGCTGCTTAACGTAGCGCAGGCCGTCTTCCGGCGTGTTTTCCGCTGCGCGGATTTTTCCCCGCGCCTTTAACGCATCGAGGGTGCTGCCGTCAGCCATCAGGTACATATCACGGCGCTTATAGCCGGTGCCATCCCAGGTGTAACGTTCATTCCCTTTGGCGCCGTTCACGTCAATCACGCGGGCGCTGGCCTTCACAACGGTGAACTGGCCGAGCGTGCTGCCGGTGCCCGGGAGGGTGTCAGGGGTGATCATGCCCAGCTTCTCGGCGTGCTTGCCGGTCGGTGTTGGCTCAGGTGCCGGTTCAGGTTCTGGCGTTGGTTCCGGGGTCGGTACTGGCTCAGGTTTTGGTACCGGGATCGGGGCTGGCTTTGATGCCTCTTTCTTCGCCTGTAGCCCGGCCAGCGTTTTGCGTAGCTCGTCGTTGCGCTCTACCTGGCGATTCAGTTGTGATGCCACTTTACCCACTTCGGCATCGGTCGCATTACGCGAGTTAGCCAGGGTGTCGGCCTGCTCAGTGAGCTGGTCGGCCTCTTTCATCTGCTGCTCGGTGTCCGCTTCCAGCGCGGCCAGTTCTTCGGCCTTCGCCTTGTTGTCGGCCTGTTTGCTGGCAAATTTGGCGCTGTTGCGTTCCACGAGATTCGACAGTGACAGGGTGGTTTGCTTGAGCGAAATGTCGCGGCCCTTGTTCGGGGCAACAACGTGGGTCACGTCGCGCTTGTTCAGCAGGAAGCGGAAAGCCACCAGCGTGTCGGTACCGGTGATTTTGCTCGGGTCGTTGCTCGGGCTATGGAAAATCACAAAAATCGACTGGCCATCGGACAGCGGGATTTCCGCGGCAATCACGGCGATGTCACCGGAACGGCGTGGGTCGCCAATCAGGGCATCGCTGGCGGCAATGTCGGTACCCGTCAGGGAGCCGTTCAGCGCACGGATGAAGCCCATCATGGTGCGGTCAATGCGGTTGCGCGTGGTCACGATCGCATCGGTGAAGGCGGTTTCACCCTGCCCCGGCAGATCAAACAGGTGCGTGGCGATGATCTCCTCGAGCGTCGTCGGTTCCAGCATCATGGTGTCGATGCCGAGCGCGTCGAGGTACTGCTCGCGTGTCAGTCGTTTGGCGGTGTGGTCAATCACGTTGGCCACCCGCACGCCGTTGTGTCGTGCGTAAATCATGCTTCGCCTCCCAGGGCTTCGATTTGCTGAATGAGTTCGTTGGTGGTGGTGCGCTCCAGCTCGAGCTTTTTGCGCAGGCCGTCCAGTTCGCTGGTGCGGCTGGCGCTGGAGGTCTGCAGCTCGTGGATCCGTGTGGTCAGGGTGGCCACGTTGGTGCGGGCGCTGGCGTTGGCGTTTTTGGCCTCGATCATGCGGGCCTGAATGGTCCTACCGGCGGGCTTTTTCTTCGAGGCGTCGGTGTCCACCTTCTTGATGGCTTTACGCGCGAGGCTGTTATCCCAGCGGGACTGGTTGGCCACCACTTTCGCCGCCACCTCTTTGGCGTAGGCGTCCATGGTTTTCAGCGCCTGCACCGGCACAATGGTGGCGTTCAGTTTGGTTTCGATAACGTCACCGTGATCGCCCAGAGTGATAGTGATGGACTGGCCACCCTCAAAGCGCAGCAGCGCCTTTTTGGTTGCCATGCGGTCTTTAGTGATCGTGCGGTTCGTTGCTTCCACTGCAGCGACAGTCTGTCCGGCTTTTTTGAAGCTGGTGATCAGCTTCTTGAGGCCTTTTTCGGTCACGTTGTCAAAGTCGAGGGTGAAATACTCAGCCTTGTTCTGACTGTAACGTTCGTCTTTTTGCGTCATGAATGGGTTACCTTCGGGTGTGGGTGGCGGTGAGCGGGAAGAAGAAACGCAGGCCGATCGCACGGACCGGGAGGAAAATCAGGTAGTGAGGACGCGAACCGGGCAAAAAGGCGTGCTCCGGGGCCGTGTGAGAGACACGGCCCCGCAGACTGAAATACCGGTCACTCACCCCGGCCGTCAGTACCGTTGCCGCCACCTGCAGCGACAAGAGCAATCCTTCCATTTATCCCTCCTCCGTAGGCTGGCCAGCCGATTTCAAAAAGCGGACCAGACTCGCTGCCAGCAGGCCGATCACCGCCGCCCCGTTATGGGTGGAGGCGATCACCATCAGGCACACCAGCGGCTCTGGCCAGCGTTGCCATACCCCGAGGAAATACATGCTCCAGCCTGCCAGGGCGGCGGTAATCAGCTCTACCGCAAGCTCCATCCCGCTGCCGCTAAGCCGCCTGGATAGTCGCCCCTTCAGATACGAGACAATACCGCCCAGCAGCGCCAGCACTGAAACCAGCACCACCAGCCAGATCTCAAAGGCCATACTCCCTCCCGTCGTTAACACCTGACCTCCACTATCAGCAATCTGATACGGGGTTAGGATGTTAATATTGTAACCGTCCCGGCCCTGTTTTTGCGGATTGGCTCTATTGGATGAAAATCCGGTTACTCCTGCAGGCTGACAGAAGGCTCCACGGGGGTGAGGTGAGTGCGGATATCGAACCGGCGGCGTAGTACAACCTGATAGCCGATGAACAGCGGTTCAGCTTCCGCGTTGACCCGGATAAAGCTGTCTACCGCTGCCCGGGGTGAAAACAGATCCCAGCGCCGCTCCTGCGTTAAGGCGGCCAGCATGAGCGGGTCCAGACGTGTGCTGGCGTCATTCTGGCGATCGTAATCGTCAATCAGCATCACCCCGCCCGGCTTCAGGCGGCTCCATGCCAGCGTCAGATCCAACAGCACGTCCTGGGCGATACTGGCGCCGTTCACGTAGATGAAGTCAAACAGCAGGGAGCGGGAACAGGCCGCGATACGCTCCACCAGCAGACCCTTCAACAGAGTGATATTGCGGTGCGCTGTCGCCACCTGGTGAAGCGCCGGGCTTACCTGCGAGTCCACCACCATAACCGAGCCGAACCGGCCCGCCAGCATGGCCGTGTTATGCCCTTCCCCGGCGCCAATTTCCAGCGCCGTATCCATACCTGACCCAGCGGCAAAGCACAGCTTAAAATTCCTTGCATTCGGGGCAGTCCAGTCAAACTCTGACATTCATAGACTCCTTCTCTTTGGTTTGGCGTTAGGATGTCATAAAAAAGGCCCCTTTTGGGGCCTTTGTCATTACTACTCCGGTCGCTCTTCGTTCCAGATCCGGGTCTGTTCGAGGCTTGCCAGCACCAGCGCCTGCTTGAGCTGGGCCACTGTCACCTGCGCCACGGTATTATCCGCCAGCGTCCACGACACTTTATCTTCCAGACTGTCGGCGATGGCCACCGCACGTCCCATGCGGTTCTGGGAGTTTTCATCACCGTCAAACAGCATACCGTCCACTTCGACGACGATCGCCGCCACCTTTTCCGCCCTTTCGGCTTTCCAGGCACCGTAGTAGTCGCGGTCATCGACCCAGGCGGCAATCGGGCCAAATTTTCCCGCCACGGCGTCCTTAAAGAGCTGGACGCCATGCTCTGCCGTATCCGTGGCGGAGGCGGTAAACGGCGCTTCACCGATAAGGTCGAAGTTAACCGTCATCAGGATCGTGGTGCGCTCGGCGTTGCCCCACTGTAAATCTTTAACAGATGAATATTTCATTATCAGCGCCCTACGCTACGCGGAAGAAGAGAGTTGTACGGTCATCCCACTCGGAGTCGGTGTTGGCGGAACCCAGCGCCCCCATCTGTCGCCATGTGCCGGGGATAGAGCCGCTGCCTTCATAGCTTTTCTTACCCGCACCAGACGGGACCAGATACGCGCCAGAAATCAGGTTGTTTAAACCCGGGATACCGGCGTTAGTGTGAACCGCACACATGAGATACGAGCCAACCTGCGCCCAGCCGCCAGTGATAACGTCCTGGTTGCCCTGCCAGGCGGCCCACGTTTTGTTATCCACGTAGTCTTTACGGGTGAGTGCGTTATCCTCAACCGGCTGGCCGCCATTTATCCACGCAGCACCAGCCAGTCTCATATTGGCCGCCTGCAGCAGGCCACCCATCCAGATGCCACCCGCTACGTTTATCGCGTCATCAGCGGTGCTTGGTACATGTATTCGCTTATTGTTATAAACGCGGACATACAGCGAGTCGGTCATATGAAAACCGCCGCCGTATGTCTCGTTGAACCAGCCGGTATCGCCCGTGGAGCGGAACCAGTTGCTCATCTTGATCGAGTTATAGGTGTTGGGGCTGTTATCCAGAACGACCGCGAAAGGTCCTTTCTGGTTGCCTGCCTCCTGCCCCCCAATCCACGCCGAAGATCCGTTGAAGTTGATCGCCAGGTAGCCGAAATAGCCATTAGTGTTGTTATGCGCCTGCGAAAACACGTAGGCCCAGGCATTCCCTACCGGGAGTCCGTTTACGTTGGAACCCTGGAAGAAGCCGGACTGCCGACGCAGATCGGTATTCCCTGTAACGGTGGAAATGATTTTGCCGTAGCCGCCCAGACCATACCCATCCGGTGCGGCGCCCACGTCGGATGCTGTGGGTTTGAAGTTTTCATGGTAGATACGATAACCCGTCCCACCGGCCACTTTCACGCGCGCCATCCCGTCCACGGTTTCAATGTCAACGCTGGCGGCTTCCGGGTTGCCCAGGTAAACCTGACCGTTGGTATTGACGTTCAGCAACTGTTTATTCGCGCCGGGATACAGGGAATGCTGGAGCTTTCCGCCCAGCGTCAGTGAGCCTGTTAAATACGCATCGATCGCATTAATCACACCCGCCTTGATCGAGACGCTTTTCGAGCTGTGCGTGAATACCGCGCCGGAATCCCTGTCCAGTGCCAGAACGCTGACATCAGCTATACCACCGGCCGCGTCACGGCGGCGTGCGGCCAGATACATACGACCGTCATGCTCGTCGCCACTTGGCTTGACCTGCGCGGTCACTCTCACCATTAGATCTGCCGTGTGGGGATCGTAGCGGTTGGCGGCATTTACCCTGAAGCCCAGCTCACCAATGCCGTAATAGCTGGTGGTATCGGTGCGGAACTTCTCTTTGGTCAGCGTGTAAAACGGGTAGTTGCCATCCGGGCCATTCGCACCTTCGGCGTTAAGGCGCAGAATACCAGCGCGGTACATGTTCACGCTTTCGTATATGCCGCACTTGATCCAGGGACCCCAGTCTTCGGCGGCGCTTACCCAGGTACGCGAAGAGGAGTTAGAGACACGAACGCCGTCAACTGATGCCGTACCGGTAAAGACCTGTGTGGTCTGGTTATCAAAAGCACGCTGGAAAACCTCAACAATACCTGAGTGGCCTACTGATGTAGCGCCAACGTTGGAGATACCGTTCAGCCAGCCGTTAGCCACGGTGAAGGTACCGTTGGTCTTGGCCAGGTTGAAGTCCCTCACCCCGCCGGTGGTGGTTTCCAGCAGTGGGTTGTTGCCGACGCCGGTACCGCCGGTACCAGAAACAAACTGCGCGTCGGCGTAGTCCTTGCGCACCAGTGAGGCGGCGTTAGTGCCCTGCGCCACGGCCGAGCGCGGATCGCCGTACATCGTCACGACGCCGCCCGCGTCCATCGTGGACCCGATATCGATATCGCCGGTGGCCACGACGCGACGGATCAGCGAAGCGTTAACCTTGCCGGAAAGGCCGGTGCTGTAAAGGCCATGGTGCGAACCGCTGTCATACAGGTACAGGAGGCGAACATCACGCTTCACGCCAATGTTCGGTTCGGCGGAAGCGCCCTTGTCTACATAGACGTTACCCGTCGGGTTTCCGCCCACGGCTGGCAGTGCGCCCACGTCGGAAGCTGACGGCTTGTTACCCGTGTGATACACGATCTGATCGCTGTATTTTCCGTCTCCGTTCCCCTTATCCTGGCGGAAGATCAGCTGACTGGACCGGTTGATGCCAACGAACTCCATCGACTTACCGGCCGCCGCTTCATCCGCAGTCGGGTCGCGCCAGAGCATGGCGTAGCCACCTTCAGAGCTCACGACCGCCGCCGGGTTCGTCGTCGTAGCAACGATTCTCAGTGACCTTCCGCCAGGCAGGCTGATAGCGCCGGTTAACGCCCCGCCTTTGATCGGCAGCGCCCCCAGTTCGTCCAGTGTCCAGGACACGTTAGCCGAGCCGTCAAAAGTCTTGCCGGTGTTGCCGATCGTCAGCGTGCGGGCGGTGGCCAGCTTGGTCGCCGATACGGCGTTATCACTGATGCCCAGATACTTGGTCACCAGCGACGCGCCATCTTCATAGAAGGTTTTGACATAGGCGCTGTTGAACTGCCAGGTGCTGGTACCGAGCGCGCTCGATGAGCCGGACTGATACGGGATGATCCCCGAGGACGTGGTACGAATATAGGCCGACGAGCTCCCGGCGGCATCCGTCAGACCCCAGTAGCCGTTCGTCAGCGTCGCGCGCATCTGCCTGGCGTTATCGAGGTTGCCCAGACCCACGTCGGAAGAAGTCGGCTTGTTGTTGACGTGATACAGGCTATCAGTGGTCACGACATCGGTCACGGTGTATGCCGTGGCATCCGGGATCAGCAGCGGCAGGCCGCCACCAAATGAATGGCCATCGACGATCACCTCGCTGTTGCTGGTGGTCACGCTCGGACGATACAGCGCGTAATACACCTCGCTGTTGTAGGTCACCTCGACAATCCTGGCATCATCCAGCGAGATGCCGGTGCGGTACAGGATCTCCGCACGGTTCGTCTGATAGGCGCACGATACGTTTACATCCACATAGTCGGTGCGCATGTTGGCGGTGTTGGAGCCGCGATCGAAAAGGATACGCCCGATAAAGCCGGTTTTGGCCACAAAGGTAGTGACGTACTTCCTGGCCAGCAGGATAAGGTTAGGCTTCGCCTCGGCGGTCCAGCCCAGGTGTGCCGTCAGCGCATACTGCTTACCGCCTGATTCGCGCCAGAAGTTGCCCTTAATGCCCCCGCCGGAATCTGGCAACGCGCCGACGTCGGCCGGTGTGAGGGTGGCCCACGACAGGGATCCCGCCGTCGCGCCCGCGCGTAGTACCTTGCCGCTGTTGTTGTTGCCAGTGGCCGGAACGTGCAAGTTGCCGTCGCCGCTCGGGTGGGTGTAGTTGGTGGCGCTGCTGGCGATCCCATCCAGCTTGGCCTTGTCCGCTGCGGACATAAAGCCTGCCAGCGTGGTAGTGGCTGCAGCGTGTGCGTTACCACCAGCTGATACGTGGGCGATCGGCGCCGCGTCGGTAATGCCGTAGCCTGCCAGCGTGGTCGGATTGGAACCGGCCGTAACGTCCCCCCTCACATCGACCGTCACCGATCGGTAGGTACCCGCCGCAACGCCAGTGGAGCGGCCAGTCAGGGCGATGGAGAGGTTACCCGAACCGTCAAAGGTCCCACTGCCGGTAGCATCGCCGGTAAAGGTAATAGTGCGTGCGGTGGCCAGCTTGCTGGCAGAAACGGCGTTGTCTTTGATGCCCAGCGCATCGGTGATGCCATAGCCCGCCAGCGTGGTCGGGTTCGTGCCGCCGGTCACAATCCCCTTGCTATCGACCGTCACCGATCGATAGGTCCCGGCAGTGACGCCGGAGGCAGGCAGATCGGCGGAGGCAAGCGCGGCCCCTGCCGTTACGCGCCCCTTGGAATCGACCGTCACAGATGAGTAGGTGCCCGCCACGACGCCGGTATCTTTGGCCGTCAGAGCAATGGACAGGTTGGCCGAGCCGTCAAAGGTGGCGTTACCGGTGGCGTCGCCGGTAAGAGCGATCGTGCGCGCGGTGGCCAGCTTGCTGGCAGAAACGGCGTTGTCTTTGATGCCCAGCGCATCGGTGATGCCGTAGCCCGCCAGCGTGGTCGGGTTGGTACCGCCCGTCACTATGCCTCTGGCATCGACCGTGACGGATCGATAGGTCCCCGCGGCCACGCCGGAGGCCTTCAGATCCAGAGCAATAGACAGGTTGGCCGAGCCGTCAAAGTTCCCGTTGCCGGTGGCGTCACCGGTCAGGCTGATCGTGCGCGCCGTTAGCAGTTTGCTGGCTGATACCGCATTGGACGTGGCCGGAAGAGCCGCCTTCGCCAGGTCATAGGCCTTTTTGACTGCTCCTGCAGTCGCATAGGTGAGGTCGCTGGGGTCATTGACCGCCGAACTGGCGCCCCAGTTGTTAACTTTCTCAAGATTCAGATCCAGCAGCAGGAGTTGCCGGGCTGAGATCTTCGCTAATACAGCCATTAGCACCTCCAGCCGGTGGTGGTTTTGATAAACACAAATTCCTGAGTCACGTCCATGCTGACAGCCAGAGCATCACCGCCCCGTGTAGCAATGGCTGAACCGTCAGAAACGACAACCTGACAGTCCAGCGCCGCCGCCACGGCTGCAGCCGTCACGCTTACCCGGACGTGCTCGCCGGTGCGCGCGACTGCCGGGAGGGTCAACGTGCCCGCTTTGGTGAACTGGTACGCCCCCTGCGGGGTAGCGGTCACGGCCGCCGCTTCGACGACCTTTGACGCCGGTAGCAGCAGGCCGCCCGGTTCGCCCTCGATGCCGATGGCGAACCGGTGGGTATCGAGTGTCCAGAAAGGTTCACCGTCCAGACCCGGGAACGTGCGGCGCTCGGCGTCAGGTCCGCGGCGGATCTGCACCGTCATGGTCCCTTCGGGGCTGTTAACGAAGTAACCGCCGTCCACGCGCGAGCTGCGCGCCAGAGACATAGCCATGCGGTCAGCCGAGCTGATATAGCTATGCTGCATACTGGTGGCGCTGGCTGGCACATCCAGGGTGTACAGGATGACGTGTTGCGGCTTCAGGTCGGCCGTGGCCACCAGCTTGATCGTTGCGGCGTCAATCTGGCTGCTCGAGCTGACCTGTTTGGTGACAATGCCGACGCCATAGATGGCATCGAGGATGACGTAGCCCTTAAAGCCTGCAGGTACGGTCAGGGTAACCGGCGCCACCTGGTGAACGTTCAGGCTCCAGTTCCCCAGCTCCACCACGGCCACACCGGTCATGTCCTTGCCGATCGTCAGTTGCATCTGTCCGGGCAGGCTGTACTGATAGCCGCGGTAGATCCCCGGCGGAACAATCCCATGGAATTTACGGTTCAGCGCATCGGCGGCGAACGGCTCCAGAAACTGCACATCAGCCAGCAGCGGCAGCGCGGCATAATCGATATCTGTCGGCGGGAGTAGAACTATCTCATGCTCAGACATAGCCCCTCCCCTTACGCGATGTTGGTGTCGATATAGCCCTCGATGACCAGCGAGCGCTTGTCATGAAGCCACATCGGTGTGGATACCAGCACGGCCACCAGCCCGTTTTCATCATCCAGAATGCCGAGCGTGGTGAACTCAAACTGTTGGCCAGCGGGAATGTCCCCGGGCTGCAGGGTAGCGCGAACGGTGATCCGCCCGTTGGCATAGCTGTAAATGGGTTGGTTGGTCAGGAATACCCCGTCCACGGTGGCGAGGTTTGATGGGATCGTGGTGACCGACGGGGCCCCGTTGACTAAGGTAGTGTTCCCCTTCCCCCATACGGCTTTCCCGAGCCGGAAGGTATTCAGGCCAATACTGGCCTTCGCGCGTCTATCGAAATAGCGATAGAGGAGCTTTGCTTCATAGAGTGTGACAGTTTGTGCCATAGCAGCCTCTGGGCGAGAGGCTGAAGCCGGGAAAGGGGGCGCAGGTATGCTAACACATCGTTATGGCGCGCCTGGGAATTGCCGATCCAGCGTCCATGCGTCCAGTGGGGAGGCATCCATACGCGCCCGGTAGCTGTACGCATACGCCACGCCGTTGTTCATCACCGGCATGGTTTGCGTGATACCGTCCGGCGCGGTGGCCAGCTCTTCCGGGCGTTTGAGCATGTTCGATTCCAGTGCTGGTGGGAACGTCTGGCCACACTCGGCCAGCAGCAGCGCAAAAATCTCCTCCAGCTCGCGCACGGTGTAGATCATGTAATACTGCGGACCTTCAAACACGATATGCAGCGGGATCAGCGGCTCGATAAAGCGGGTCATGACCTCCTCAAACGCAGCGGCGCGTTCGTCAATGCTCAGCGCATCCCCGAAGTTATGCAGGGAGGTGATCGGCAGGCGGATCACGCCCCTCGAGGTCATGAACCAATCCTTCTCCGGGATGGTTTCATACTCGAGCTGGCTTTTGATGACGAACCGGCTTCCGTAGGGGTAATTCACCTGGTCTTTGGGCGCATACAGCGGTTCCCACGTCGCCTTCATCCCGCTAAATTCGCGGCTGATGGTGTTCAGCAGCGGATAGTCGGTTTTCTTCATGTGGATCTCGTCGTGGCGCTGCATAAGCGCCAGCGGCCAGTCTGCTTTGTCCACGCGGTCCGACAGAATGAAGAACTCCCCGAGCTCGTTAATACGCTGCAGCAGGTCGTCACTGTCCATGGTGTAGGCGCTGGTAAGCCCCTTCAGGCGGTCCAGCAGCGGCTCTATCTGCCCCTCAAAGACTTCCTGTATGGCTTCTGCCAGCTCCGCCCACATGGGCGAAGCCTGCTTGGCTGCTGTCAGCCGTTGTTTTAGCCAGTCTGTTTTCACAGCTTGTACTCCAGGTTGTAAGTGCTGTTCGCCGCGTCCAGGAACACGTATTCATTCAGCAGCGCGTTGCGGGACTGGTTGTCCACGGAGAGCGTGAACTCAATAACGTTATCCAGTTCACGCAGCACGCCCCAGATATCCTTTTCGTAGATTGTGGTGTCGTTGCTGCTGCTCCCGCTCTGCCTGGTGCTGGTTGAGTTGTTCTTGTTGGCGATCGCATCTTCCCCAAACGCTTTGGTCAGGGTATCAATCATCGACTGGCGCACCACGTCGGCCTGCTGGCGCCCGCTCATGATGCCATTCAGCGTAATGGTGAATGGACGGCGCTGTACCGGCACATAACGGTAACGGCGGTTCAGTTCGTGGTTGGACTCGAACAGCGCCAGGATCTCCGCCTCGAGCGTGGCCTGGTCTTTCTTGGCGGAGTAAGCCGAGAAGAAGATTCGGTTGAGGTTATCGAGATCATAACCCGTCTCTTTTTCCTGCGCGGTTTCGCCCCACACGTTTAGCCAGATAAGATCGGGGATATGCGTGGTAATGAAGTGCCGGTAATCGTTATCCCATACGATCTGCTCGTCGTAGGCGGTCGCATACAGCGCCCCTTTACGCACCTCTTCCGTGGATTCACCCGCGGCACCGCCAACTATCGAGGTGGCAGAGACGATCTCCACACCGGCCACCAGCGCGTCATTCACGCTGTTGAGCGACATCTTCTGGCCTTCAATCAGGGTTGAATCGCCTTTCGTACACCACACGTTGAGGGTGATCACCGAGCCCACCGGTGGGATCTTGCCGGATAGCCCGTTACCGAAGCGCACACCGAGCTGTTCGGTGGGCTTGTAGAACTCGGTATAGACGCGGGCCTCGCCGTCCGCACGGCGGAACTGGTAACGTTTCTCCCACTGCTCCGCCGGTCGTTTGGGTTCGGTGACATAAACATCCACTTTCGAGGCCGCCTGGCTGATCTCCTTGCTCAGTAGCAGCTCCAGCCACTTCTGTTCCGCGGTAATGCTGGTGGTGAGCACCTTCTCCTCGAGCTGGGCGGCGGACACAACCTGCGATTCGCCCGGATCGAGCTTCACCGCTTCATACAGCACATACGGCAACCGGTTCGGCGCGTTGATTGGCGTGCCATACGGCAGGTTGATTGGTGAGGTCAGCTTGTTAGTTACCTTCACCTTGCCGATGGACGGGGTGATCATGCGCCCCACGTAGCCCCGATCCTCCGCTGCAGCAAGAATGGAGGCGCGCTTGGTAGCGGTGGACATAAACGCTTCCTGTAGCAGGCGGCGGGCGAGAAAATCGCACCGCTCCACCATCTGCCCGACAAACGTTGCGATACCGGCGGCGAACTGGGACCCCATCAGGCGGGACCACCATGTTTTCTGCGACAGTGCGGTTTCTATAGCTTTCTCAAATTCGTTAGTGCTCATTCCCTACTCCTTAAACACGATAAACCGCATCCACATAGCCTTCCTGCGTCATGATCTGCACCCGGTAAAGGTCCGGTTCGCTGCTGTCCGGTATGCAGCGAATACCGGATACCAGCAGGTGCGTCAGATCGGTTTGCATCCCCAGCAAAATGGAGTTTTCCAGCGCAACCGACGTGTCTTCATTCGGCGGCTGGTGCTTAAACAGCGCCAGCAGGTTTCCCCACTCCGGACGCCCGTAGATGTGTCCGCGCGGGGTATCCAGCCACTCCCCGACATCGTTGGCCACGGCATCGTCACCGCTGCAGGTGATGACGCCGGACTCATCCAGCCTCATCAGGTAATCGACCTCAAAAGCCATGCGTCACCCCTTATTTCCCGCCACCCGGCCAGCTCACAGAGTCGTGATCACCCACGCTGCGCGACTGCCCGTGATAGTTGTTGGTGGTATTGGTGGTGTTGTTTGTGGTGTTGGTGGTGTTGCTCTGCGCTGGCTTCATGCCGTTCAGGGTCCGGTCCAGCTTCACCATCACGTCAGTCATACGAGGATCCATTTTGGCGGTCAGTTCGGTGGCGCCCGGGTTGAGCTGTTCGGCCCGTGCCTCCTCTTTCTGAATGTCCGTCACCCCTGCAGCTGTCGCATCCTTGAGCGGCACGGCGACGGCCGGTGGCACGGCTGCAGGTGCCGCTGCAGCACCCGTAGATGCCACGTCAGCGGCAGGCTTGCGCAGCAGCATGTTCGGGGCGTCTTCAACCGACTTGCTTACGGCCGTCTCGGTGGCCTTCTCCAGCGGTACCGGCTTGGCGCCCTGCTCGCGGGCCATGCTCTGGGCGGTGAAATTCTTGTCGTACTTGGCCATGATCATGTCGGCGAACTGCTGGGCGGTCATGTTGAGGGTCCCGCCGTTCTGCAAAATGGCCTTCGCGGGGTTTTTCTGCCCGCCTTTGGTCAGTGCATCGACGGCGCTCATGGTCGGATTCTGCGCCAGCGCGGTACCGCCACCCATCCCCTGCTGGTGGAGTAGATACAGCTCGCGGCCTTCCGGCACGCGTCCCGTCTGTTTGGTGAAATAGCGGGCGTTGTCCGTGGCGAGCTTGGCCGCCGCGTTCGCTGACTGTTTCACGTCATACGGGTCGGTTACGCCCAGCGACGCTGCGGTTTTGGGCATCAGCTGGAACATCCCAGCAGCGCCGGACGCGTTGTACGCCAGCGGATTACCGCCACTTTCCACAGCGGCCATGGCGTTCATAAAGCCTGGAGGTAAGCCGTTAGCCTGCTCCACTTCGCTGAAGTCATACTGCTTGCCTGCCTGTTTCACATCTGCCTCCGTTATGCTCTGGCGCGCGCTTGCAGTTTCATAACGCGCGGTACTCATGTTGATGGTTACCGGACCGTTCTGGCCGGTGTTTTTGTCCCCCAGCAGCGGGCCGAAGAAGTCATAAAGCGACTCCGCCAGATCGCCGGTGTCGAAGGTCAGCGCCTTTTTAGCCCCGTCAAAGCCCAGATCCTCCGCTATCCCGCCCAGCAGGCTGGCCGTTCCCGAGACGATGCCGCCCAGGTTTGCCGCCGTTGCCACGCCAGAAGTGATCTTCTGCAGTGCCGTGCCTGAATCCCCTTCTTTCACGCCCATACGGGCCATGGATTTGTCGTTGCTGAAGGCGTCGTATACCTTGCGGGCGATGTCGTCAGAGTCGAACGTCAGGGACTTCTCCAGGTTCGTCATGCCCAGCGCCCCCGCGCCGCTCGCCAGCAGGCCGGACAGCCCCGAGGTAAGCCCACCCATATCGAGCACCTGCCCGGCCGCCATAGCCGTCTTCTGACCGGTCGTCGGAGCGGTGTCATCCTTGATGCCAAACGTGCGGCGCTGCGCTTCCTCGTCGTTAAAGCCGGTGTAAGCGTCATAGGCGGTCATTGCCGCACCGATCAGCGGAATGGCACGGCCACCCATCGCCAGTGCGCCACGTCCGCCCACCTCGAGCGCCCCTTTGCCTGCAGAGAGCACGCCCTTACCGACTGCAGCAGCTCCTTTCCCGGCCGTGGTGGCGGTATTGACGGCGGTATTCAGTACACCGCCGGTGACGCCGCTCATGCTGGCCACGGATGCCAGCGGAGCACCCACGCGCGGCATAGCTGCTGCCACGCGCGCAATGGGTCCGGTCTTCGCCGCCCTTGCGAGGGTTTCGGTTCCCCGGCTGGTTACGGTGCTCAGACCTTCAGTGACGGCACCGAGGCGCGGCATTCGTCCGCGGCGACCGGCGCGAACCGGTTCACGGCGTGCTGACGGGCGATCGGGCGCGCTACCCTGGCGGCCGGTTCGGCCCGGCTCACGACGGGAAGACGACAGATCGGGCAGGTCACCCGCGCTGGTGGTGCGCTCGATACCCGGGCGAGTGGTACGCGTGCGATCCGCGCCTGTCTGGCGGCCCCGCCTGCGCGCGTCCGGGTCTGCACCGGCGCTACGGCTGAACGGTCCCTTACCCCGTCCCTTACGACCCTTCCGCCCCCTGCGCCCCTCTTTGTCGCCCCGGCCATCTAACCAGCTCTTGAGCTTTTCACCGGCCAGCCCGCGCTGCCGGTTTTTGGACGCATCAATCAGGGCATCCAGACGATCCAGGACCTCCGTGTGCTGCTCCTGGGTCTGGGCTTGCTCCTTGCGGCGGATCGCATCCGCGCGCGCGTTCTCGGTTTGCTCCTGATTCTTACGCTCCCCGATCCCGACATCATTCACCGGTCCCGGCCCGGGGTCAGGGTTGGCCACGGTTGTCGCCGGTGGCGGTGTGGCCGTCTCACTGTCGGCCGCGGTGCCAAACGGCTTCTTAATCACGCCCCAGAGTTTCTGCGCCTTGTCTTTGGCGTAGGCTTTGGCCCCTTTGGCGCTGGTGATCTCGCGCTCGTTCAGCGCATCCTTGACCTCATCGGCCATGCCCTTAACTTCTTTGGCGGCCATCCAGAAAGAGCTACCTGCAGCCACGCCAGCGGTATCAGCGGCGTCCGTTTCGGCGAGGCTATGGCTACCCTTGCCGCCGAGCATCCCGACCGCTTTTTTCAGCAGTGATGAATCACCTGCAGCATTGTCTCCCTCGCCGCTGCTGCTGCCGGTATCCCGGTTAAAGCGTCGGACCTCCACCCGGTTAGCAAAGCGGCCATCCGGTCGGCGAACCCGTCCGTCATCGCCCAGATAAAAGCCGTCGGCGCGGGAGCTGTTTTCAGGCGGTGAGTCTGCACTGGTGCGCGCCGGTGTCGGCGGTACCGGTGTTGTCGGTTCGGCCGGTTGGCTGACGACATCGGTCACTGCAGCTGCGTCACTTACAGCGGTCACTGGCTCGGCTACGGTTGGTGCTGGTGGTGTGTCGCCGAGGGTTACCGTGCGGCGCGCGCGTGCCTCACTGGCTGTCTTGCGTGCTGTCGGGGCCGTTACTGGCTCCTCTACAGGTGTTTCTCTTCTTTCCTTTTTTGGTGCTGATTTTCCCTTTTCGGTTCCTGAAATAACTTTATTTACCGTTATTTTCCTTTCAGGTGTCGATTCGGATAATTTGGGGCGTCGGTTGTCGGTCCTTTTCGGTTCCGTTTTTCCCTTTTCGGAACCATAAATATCCGTTTTAGTCTCTATTTCACTAATAGGTGTTGGTTGTTCAGTGCTTAATTTCCCTTGTTTTCCCTTTTGTGGGTTTTTCAGGTCTGCATTGTCAGGGCCAGCACCATCCCTTAACTGGCGGAAAATATCGACCAGAATCCGTTGCTGATCGGTGCCCTGGCGCTCCACCGTTTCGGTCAGGTGAGCCAGCTCTTCAATGACGCTGACGCTGGTAAACTCCTCCACGCCCGGGACGTTAGGCATCCCCCCGATGTTCTGCCGCCCGGCCGCGCTCGCAACAGCCGGGGTGGCCTCTACCGCCTCGGCCAGTACGGTGCGCTTCTCGTCCTGGGTATCGTCACGCATAGTTGCTCCGTTTCTTCGGTTTGAATCGCTCCACCAGCCCGTCATTGATGGTGGAAATCAGGCGGGCGCTGGAGCTCATGACGCTATCAACCGGCTGGCCACCGTAGACCGTCAGGTTCTTGATGATGGTCATCCAGTCGGCCAGGCTAAATTGCTGGAATGAATTGGCCAGCCCGAAATCGCAGCAGCAGGACAGTCGCCGGTACCGGCTCGCCCGCTGCCTCCTCTTCGCTCTGTTCCTTCTGTTTTGCCAGGAAGGTTTCGCACGGGAGCGCCGGTGATACGAGATCGACCCGGCCCTCGTTAATCTCTACCGCAAGCCCGTGACGCAGCTCGGCGGCCGCAATAAGGCATTGCGCCACCAGCGGCTTGTATTCGCTTTCCCGGTCCATAGCGGTGACGAGCTCGCGCTTTTTGGCCAGCGCTTCCTCCCAGGGCAGATCGGCCCACTCCAGCAACGTGAACGAATGAAGGATCTCGGCGACTTTCATTTCCGTCTTCAGGCGTTTGTGACGTGCCGGTTCGCTGTTCTCGAGCTCCATGCGCAGCTCCTCGAGGTGCGTCACGGCGCGGCCGTCCAGCGGATGGAAACGGGCGGCTTTAAACTCGCCGTTTACCCGCACTTCGCCTTCCATGAACGGCGGGCGGTCCAGTGCGGTGGCCATGTCGTCCAGGTCCACCAGATCGATATCAACGTGATGGGTTTCCCCGCAGTGCTGGCACGGGTACGAGTAGGCCAGGGAGGTGTCAGCAGCGCTGGACACAAAAATCCACCACAACGCGGTGCGGCGGTCCTGCGCGGTCCATAGCGCAGGGTTGCTGACCTCGCCACCTTCCTGCAGCTGGGTCAGGTATTCCGTGGTCGATTGCTCCTCGAGCTCAGGACGCAGGTCGCTAAAGTCGATGCAATCGGCAACGGTAGGCGCCCGGAAGTGGATCTTCTTCTCAGGGGCGCTGGGGAGCGGATACGGAGGTATTGAAATCATGGGTGCTCTCTCAGGAGTGGTAGGTCTGGAATGTCATTGGAATGCTGACGAACTCGCCCGGCGCGGAACGGTCACGGGGAATCTCGCCCCAGGACGCGGGCGAAACTTCCCATTCGGTATCGAGCTTTTCACTGTCGTCGCTCATGAGCCGGAACAGGCGCAGCTTGAACAGGTACTTCGCGGGCACGTTGACGGTGCCATCCTTGTTAATTACGCCGTCGCATTTCTTCTGGAAAAACGCCAGCACGCGGCCGTCCTCATGGTCACGCACGGTCAGGGTGATGATGGGCGGCGTTTTGTTGTTCGGAGACGTAAACGCGAGGGCGCCAATCACCTTCGTGTCGTACTCGATGGTGGTGCCGCCGTAGGTAATTTCCTTCACGTAGATATCCAGGTCCGACGGCTGGCCATCGCACTCAACGCGGAACTGCCAGCCCTGCTGGAAGGGCGTCTCCACCAGCTGTTTGATGATCCGTCGCTGTCTGTCTAACAGGCCCATAGCGCTTCCTCAGTACGGATGGATGGTGATCATTGGCATGATGGCCCGCTGGGACTTCATGGCTTCGCGCAGGGTGGCGAGCTGGGTTTCCCGGTCAGCTGGTGCCGGTACGCGGGAGATATCGAGCTTGCCTGCCTCCTGGATGCTGGAAACACGATCATCGTTCGGGATGGCGATCAGCAGCTCGAGATAGTCCTGAATCATCCCGACGGCGGTCGGTGGGATCTGGTACTTGTCCAGGTCAATGGCGCGCAGGTTGACGAGGTAGGTGAAGCGCACCGGCACAATGGCGCTGGCGTCCGGTTCGACGATGGTTGCGCCGTCGTCGTCGGTGGTCACTTCCATGGGGGTGTAATTACCGGCGTCATCGGTGGCCACAACGGGGGCCAGAAAATCCGGTGGTGTGGTATAGGCCTTCAGCTCGGTGAGCTTGACGGTTTTGGTGACGCCAGCCAGATCCTGATACTGGCCGAGGGCATCAACGAGTAACTGGCGTTGCTGGGTTTCGCCTACCAGCAGCACCGAAAAACGATTTTTTACCGCATTGAGTAGTTCGGTAGCTGTCATCGCAGGGACCTCGTGGTTATGTGCTGGTGGTCAGTAAAAACCCCGCCCTAAGACGGGGTTAGGATGTTTACTCCCACTCAGACCAGTTGTAGGTCACAGTGATTGACGGCTTCACCAGGGACCCCACATCTTCGGTACTGAACTCGATCGCATCGCTGCGCAGTTTGCAGTGCTCCATACGGCAGGTCATGCCCTTAGCCGGTTTGCCGTCCAGGGATTCCGGGGTCGGTTTCATGGTGATGTCCACGTACTTCTTGCCACGGATAATGTCCTGCAGCGCACGCACAACCGGGCCCTTGATGGTTTCCACCGCGTTGATGGTAATCTCGCCCTTGTTCTCGAGCGGGCCGTGCTGGGTGAAGTTAAGCCCCATTGGACCGAAGTCTTCCACGTCAGCGCGCCCCATAGCAGGCATCTGCGCCGCACGAATCAGCACGGAGAGCTCCGGGTAGCCGTCGATGTTCATTTCGAACTCGGCACCTAACAGCTTTTCGCCTGCATCGAGGTTCTTCCTGAACTTGGTTTTCAGCAGCCCCAGGCTGCTCTTGGTATTGGTATGTCCAGACATAGTGGATCCTTATGGGTACATAGATTGCAGTTCCGAGGCGTTAACCATCCTGTCCGGCGTCACCGTGAGGTTGACGGCGTTTCGGATCATGTAACCCTCGCTTGTCCTTGGGGCGTCCAGTTCGCTGGTGACCTCAGTAAGCAGCGCATTCAGGATTTTGAAGCGCCGACCCACGTCGATCACCACCAGCTGGGGGGAGCGCCCGAGCGGCATATACGCATTCAGTTCAGGGGAGGCGAAACGCTCCAGCGCCTGGATCGCGTCCTCCACTTCCAGCTTGGCGTCAGCGTAGGCCTGAAAGTACACGGGCAGGTTGAGTGTGGGCGGGCTGGTGCCCTCCCATACCATGACGGAGTTGTGCTGCGAGACGGTGGTCAGCTTGCCCTCACCCTCGCCAGACTGCAGCGACTGGGCTATCCCGGCGGCCTTACTGCCGCCGCCGGTGCTGCCTAACGTGTCGCTCTCAAACGGGCTGGTCCAGTTCGAGCTCAGGGTCTTTGAAGCCCCCTCTGCGATGTAACCGACCACAGTGGTATCCCCCTGGGTGATGTATACCTTGAGGTACCCGCTGATCCCGTCTTTGGTGCTCACGCCGACAATAGCCATTGCTCCCCCTCGTTACTTACAGGCCGCGGGATGCACGGATACGCATCGACTTACGGCGTGCCGTGCGGGCCGATGCCGTGTTGGCCTTCGCGCGGGCCTTTTTCAGGGCCGCTCGCTGGGCTGCTGACAGGCGTTTCTTGCGCAGCGGACGGCGGATCAGCGTGAGCTTGCCGTCACGAATGACCTTTTTCACGGCGTCCAGCATCATCGTTTCACGCACGGAGAACGCGGCGATCACTTCGTCCACGTCCACGTCACCTTCCAGCTTGTCACCGGCCGCCACGAAGGCTTTAGCCGCTGCAGTGTCGTCACCGTTCATCGCATCACTGGCAACCTGCGCAGGCACACCCAGCGATACCAGCGCCTCTGCCATCAGGGTCAGCGAGGTTTCGTACAGGTCCTGCTCTTCATCACCGGACACTTCGCCGTCTTCGTCCACGTCAGCCAGCGCCTGCGCGTAGATGTCGAGGCCTTCTGCGGAGTCGTCGCCATCAGCGACCCACTCAATGGCCATCGCCATGGCATCCGCACGCGCGACCTGATCGGCTGCAGCGGACACGGCATCGAGCATCTGCTCAGGGGTTACCGAGTCGAAAAATGCACGCTCGGATACGCTGTCCTGGGGCGTCTGCTGCACCCCGTCAAACATGGCCACCGCCTGGCCAAACTCACTGCCAGCTGCAGCACCGGCAAAACCTTGAGGATTACGCATACTTTTACTCCATTAACGAATGAGTGAAGGGGAGCCCATGATTCGACGAGCGGTGCCGGTGACGCAGCATTTCCAGCGCACTTCCCAGTAGTCCATTTCGATCTGTTCCACGCTCAGGATGTACGGAGAATCGCCGTCTTCATCGGGGTTACGTGGTGCCACCAGCGCTTCAGAGGACACGTAGCCATCGAGGATGTTGGTCATGCCACGGTACAGACCGTCGTAGGTCAGACCGTCCGGGGAGTGCTTGAGCTGGGACGCCAGGCTGAAGAACTGACGGGAGATTGCATTCATCACCGAGGAGACGTGCTGGAAGCGCAGGTAGTCTTCCGACGTGCGGCAGGTGATGGCGTCGTCAATCATCAGCTGACCCGACGGGCTCAGGCCGATTTTGTTGATACGGGCCGTATACATCGCCTTCTCGTCAGACTCACCGACACCCGGGAGGATCTGAATTTCACGACGGTCGATGATGCCGCGATCGGCGCCCGCCGGTGAGTAGTGCCAGCCGCCGACGTTGCCGGTAGCCTGCGCCACACCTGCAGCTTTCGCGCAGAAGGCGACACCGGAGATACCCCAGATTGCACGGCCACCGCTATGCGGGTCCTTCGCGCTGTACGGGAAGTGATACAGACAAAGGTGGTTGTTGTTCAGGTTGAGGGCTTTCGCTGCAGTGAGCGCCTTGGCGTAGGTGTTACCCGGCGCCAGGTCCACGAACGCGTCCACGCGACGATCGCGGGCCACGTCACCCAGAGCCGCCATGGTGGTCACGTCATAGCAGCCCAGGCCCAGCACGGCGGTATAACCAACCAGCGCGCTGCGCAGGATACCCACGGCCTTCGCGTACTGCTCAGGCTGGATAGCCTTCTGATCGCCCAGCGTGCCGCCAGACAGGGTGATTTTGCTGAAGCCGGTGAAGCCGGTGCGGTCTACTTCTGCATCGAATACCGCTTCCAGAACGGTGCTGGTGGACTGCATACGATCCAGAATGAAGGTGCTTTCGCCCATGTCGTTGGTGGCGTCGGTGCTGAAGGACACCTCGATCTCTTCAACGACGTAATCCACACCGAATTTGTCGGTTGCGGAGACGGTCAGCATGTACGAACCCGGTTTGCTGGCGATCGCGGTCATGCTCAGGCTACGGCCGCTGACGTTACCATCTTTCACGGCCAGACCCAGCAGCGCGCCACCGGCTTGTGGCAGCTCGAGCGGGGTGTTGAAGGACAGTGCGCCCGGCATGGTGTCAAAGGTAATGGTACCGCCGTTGTCGTTGCGCTGAATGAACAGCACCGGGCGACGTGCATCCTCAGATACCACGCGAACCACATAGCCTTCGCCACCGTTCACGGCGTCGCTCACATGGCGCAGCGGCTCGGCAACGGTCTGCCCCAGTGATGGGTGGTACGGTGCGCCGAGCTTCGTTTTCCAGTTCGATTTGTTGATATGCAGCAGCTCGAACGGGGCGCCCGTTTCGGAGATAACGATCCCCGCAAACACCGACTCTCCGCCCGTGCCACCAGCGGAGAGCGTGGCAGAGGTATCAATCGCTTGTACGGCAACCTGGGCGACCTGGCTCAGGCTGAACGGGATGGTAGACATACGGCTTACTCCTGTTTCTGACGGGTGGATTTTTTGCTTTTGCTCTCAGCTGCAGGAGCCTGCGGCTGTTCAGCTTCAGGGGCCGGTTCGGTGGTCTGCTGCTCAACAACTGGTGGCAGCTCTGCAGTCTGCTCGACTACGGGTTGCAGCTCGGGGATCAGCTCGATGGCTGGTGGCACTTCTACGACCGGATCAACGACTGGCGGCTGCTCCACGATCGGCAGCGGCTCAACGTCAGGAGTCGGTTCGTTAAGGGCACTGGCAAAGGCTTCCGCCTCTTCGCCCTGCAGCACAGTGGTCTGCGGCAGCAGGGTGTTGATGGCGCGAACAAAGTAGCCAACCAGGTTTTCCGGCAGGTCGAAGTGCTGCGGCTCATTGACCTTGGAAACAGGCTCAATGCTGATACCGGGATGGTTAAGGTGCCCGATATAGCAGTGGCGCCCGGTGGAGTTGATAACGATAAGTTTCATAACGTCCCTCAAGAAGGGCGCGGCCGAAGCCGCACCGCGGGTTATCAGGCAGGAATCATGGTCAGGCGCGCGAAGTAACGGCCGCCGTCGTTCGGGTGGATGTCGCAGTACGCGAGCTCCCAGATCGTGTTGCGGTCTTTGAGCGCGGTAGAAACGTTGTGGTTGTAGATGGTGGCCGGTACCGCATCACCAACGACAATGCCCGCTTCCGCGTGGCCTTCACCACGGGCGTAGCACAGGCAGTCGAAGGTCCCGAGCTTGGTGGACGGCACGCCCTTGATGACTTCAATTTCCACCGGCACTTCGTAGATCTTGAACTGGCCAAACAGGCGGCCGACGTAGTGAACACGGTTTACCTGGCGGTAGCCGTCAACCATCTGGAAGTGCGGCGCACCCAGAGACTTGATCACTGCGGATGCCTGCGGGCCGCAATACAGGCCGACCAGACCGGATACTTCGGTCTTGACCTGCATATCCTGGGAGATTTGCAGCAGCAGCTTGTTGAGGGTTTCGTAGTGCTCTTTGAAATACTGACCTTCCGGCACAGCCAGCGGGAAGGTGTAGTTCTTGGAGATAGCCAGGATCATCTTGCGCAGGTTACGCACGTCTTTCTCGTAGGCCAGGAAGTTACGCAGGTCGGACATCTGCATGGAGCGGGTGTCGATGCCGAACTCGCGGTTCATGGTCCAGTACGCCTGGATAGTGTGCTCAGCGGCCAGCGCAGATTCGTGCGGGCGCAGCTTGAAGGAACGCATATCGTTGGCGATGACCGGGATCAGGTCCGGGTTCTTCTCGATGTCCACGTCGTATTCCAGCAGCATCAGCTGGCCAGCGCTCAGCGCCGTGGCGAGGTTCAGCTCGACCTTGCCAATGTTCGGGGTCACGGTGCCGTTAATAACGACTTCGGTACCGCCCACCAGCGTGGTGCCGTACAGCTTACCGGTCTGGCCTTCGACTTCGGTCGCCACCACTTTGCCGTCCAGCCACAGCTTGACGGTGCCTTTCTTGAACGGAAGGGCCTTCGCAAAACCGGCAACGGCCGAATCGTAGATAAAGGCTTTTTTGGTGCCATCCGGCTGCTGGTCTGACGGGAACGCGTAAATCTGGTTCAGGCTGGAATACTGGCCATACGCGGAGTTATCCAGCGCGTCGCCCTGTTCGTAGTCACCGAAGTTGGAGCCAGCCACGCGACGAACCTGGAAAATTTCAGCTTCGTTAGCCTGCGCCGGGATGTAGGTCACGGCGTCAGAGGTCGCACACATCAGCAGGGTAGGCAGGATCAGCGCCGCCTGTTTCGCACGGATCTCGATACCTTCCGTGGTGGACAGGGAGGAGCGCACGGAGTCCAGCATCGCCACTTCTTTCGCGCCCTCGATATCCACGGTGATGTTGGCCAGCGCCTGCGCAGCGGAAGCCAGGATTTCTTTGGACGGCATACGATCGTAAGAATCGAAATAGCCGTTGATCGCGGAGGCCCACGCCGTGGCCACCATGGCAGAACGATCACCCAGGGCATCGAACATCGGGCTCTCAGCTGCAGCTTCAGCAATAGCACTCATGCGAGCGTTGGAGTCGGCGATGAGCTTGCCGTCGGCAAGTTGAGAGGTAATACAGACTTTGGTGACCGCGCTGCTCAGGTTCTCGATCAGCGCAGCGCGGGCTTTAACGGCTTGCATGTTTTGCATGGGCTTATTCCCTTGGATTTATGGTCGATAGAAAACGGGCGGCGGGGGCCGCTTACTGTTTTCCTGGCTGGGCAACCAAAGGAAGGGGTGCTCTAAAATCGGGTTAGGATGTTAGAGCACGCAGATCATAGCGGATTTCTTTTCTCGGGTGTCAATGCGCCTATATTGGACGAATGAGTGGGGGAACCGGTCAGAGGCCGAAGCCGTCAATTACCTGTTTAACGTTGTCCGGCATCACGGAATCAGCGATATCACGCAGGCACGGGTTATGGATGATGGAGCCCAGAATGGAGGACTGCACCGCCACGTTAAATTTGTTCTTCAGGTGGTCAAACATTTCTTCTGCCTCATCCACCAGCAGCTGCAGCGCTGCAGTCGCCGCCTCGATCTGGTCCTTGATGGCATCCATCATGGTGTTCAGGGACTCCAGCAGATCCTTGTCAGCATCGCTTATCACGCCGCTCATGCTGGCGCGGTAGCGGTTCACGAGGTCTTCCAGTTCGCCGAGCGGCCCTTCTGCAGACTCCAGCAGCCCCTTCAGAATGTCGGTTCGCCCGGATGAGGTCAGGACCGAGAAGGCCGACCCCAGAGGGCCACAACCGCCGCTTGCATCGCCCATCTTCTGGGCCACGCCCGCCGCCACGCCGAGCACGGCAAAATTACTTGTCACGTCATCCATGCGCTTATCAATGGCCCCGCCGAGCAATGACAGCGCATCGTTGGCGCTCTTCACCTTGTCGTGGTAGTCACCGAATTTCTCTGCTGCAGCGCGGATCTCCGGTGGGATCTTGATACCGACCTCACCCGGCAGTGTCGCCACGGCATCTGGCGGCAGGGTCTTCAGGGCCTCGAACCGGTTCTTGATGGCCACGCCCTTATCGAGGGTGTCCGTGACCTTGGCCGCCGCGGGTGACGACAGTCCGGCGCTGTTATTCAGGGCGCGGTAGATGGCTTGCGTCTTCTCGTCATCGAGCATGGCTTACCCTCCTCAGAACGTTTTGATGAGGTGGCGCAGGCTTGCCACGATGTCGCAGAACATAATGTTTTTCATCTGCTGGTGGGGCTCCAGCTTCTCAAACGGGACCAGCAGCGGGTGCTCTTTCAGTACCTCGCGCTTCTCCGGGCCGTGCGTCCAGCCGTCGGCCTTCTTCTCTGCCATCCAGCGATTGTGGGTCGCTTCCGGGCCGCTATGCGGGTTGGCCACGTACATGGTGACGCCGTTGATTGCACGGAGGCGATCTTTCTCTGGGGCATCGTCCCAGTCGGGTGTGTTCAGGTCGCCACTTGCTTCAGCCAGGGCCTTAATGGCCAGATAGGCGATACGCGCGACTTGTTCAAAATTAAAGCTCATCTTTGTCTCCGGATTGGGCGGCCGGAAACGGGGAAGGGGTTGGTTAGCCGTTAATACCCAGCAGTGAACCGATATAGCGCAGTAACACGCCAGATTCAACCGGCATCGGCGGAATGTCTTCAGGCTTGATGCCCAGCGCCAGCACCACCAGATCGCGGATCACCACCCCGTAGAACACAGACAGCCCCATGAGATACAGCACGGCGGAACGCGCCGAGGCAACGAACCAGCTCCCGTTAGCGGTATTCATGGCCGTAATCATCGCCTGCATGATCTGCGGCTCCTGCTCCACCTTCTTCATGATAACCGCCCACTGCGCGCGCTCAGCATCCGACGTGAAAAGCCGGTCGCCCGCTTCGCCAATGGCGGAGATCACCCCCTCTGCGGCATTGGTGGCCGCCTTACCAAAACCTAAACTAGACAGTAAGCCCATTTTTTTTCCCCTACAGGATTTGAAAAGTCCCGTCGCCGGTGATGATCACCGACCCACAGGACACAGAATCACCGACGACGCAGACCTTAGCGCCGTTGATGGTGAAATTCTTTGAGCCAATGCCCACCCCGCTATGCGGCGGGTGATTAGGCTTGGCGTGCATGGCCCAGACCATCCCATCACAGTGAACCGGCACGCCGTTAACCGTGAACAGGGGCGCACCCTCCACCGAGGGCCGCGGCGGGTAGCCGTCGTGTCCGGAACACATCGATCCTTCTAACGCGATTTCTGCCATCAGCCCAGTGTCCAGTCAGCACTTGCACCCTTGAATGAGATAGCCCCGCGCGCCTCAAACGACATCTTGCCGTCGGCTTTCACGGTGTAATCCCCCTTCGTCTGCAGCTCGATATTGCCCACGACGAAAACTTTCCATTTCTCCGCGGCCGTCTGGGTTATGTTCTTCTCGCCGTGGAGCAATATATCCCCCTCTCTGGTCAGTTCGACGGCCGAGCCGGTGGGCTTGTGGGTGAAGCGCAGCGCGCTTTCCTTCGTCAGTTCGATGAGGATGTTGTGCAGGGTGAACGCAAGGTTAGCATGGTAGGCCGCCGCTTCCGGTTTTGGCTCATCGTCGGTGCGCTTGTGCTGGTAGGCCTCGGGACCGCCAAACGCCTCGTGCGGCAGGTTCAGCACGCCGCCCGGGGCGTAATGGCACGCGCCGGTGATGATAGGGCAGCGGCTATCCCCCTGGTCGAACTCGACCCACACCAGATCGCCCACCTCGCAGGGGATGGTGCCGCCACTGTTGGGCCGGGTACCCAGCGGGAAACGGTACTCCGCCCACGGCAGCTCGCCCGGCCCCAGTTCCTCCCACAGGCCCAGCACCTGGATCTGCGCCTTGTAGAGCTTCTGCGGGTGCTCCACGCTCACCACCTTCGCCCGCCACGATCCCAGCATTGTCTTGTCCATGCTCATAGCTGGTACGCTCCTGTTGTCAGTTTGCAGCGGTACTCGCTGTTTTCGTCGATATGGCTCACGGTCATGATCACCTGCTTAGGCGGCAGAGATTCGTCCAGCACTGCCTCCCGGTTCAGACGGTGTAAGCGCACCCCGACCGTCATCCCGGCCGTATAGGAGCCGTTGCCGGGCATATCGCACGTCATTGCCGGTACGGTGCAGGCGCCCATTTTGTCCAGCTCATCGAGCGTGGCACCCGCCACGAACTGGCGCGGGGCTGTCGGGTTAACCGGGCTGGCCATCAGCCCGCCGACCGTATCCCATGACATGTAATTACGCTGGACGGAACGCGCGGCCGCCGGGTTGTTATACAGTGGCTTGAAGGCCTGAATGGGGTGCTGGCTCTTCTGCGCCTGATACTCCAGCACCGGAAAATCTTTCTCCCGGGTACCGAGCTGATCCCGCGGCAGGCAGTAGACGGTATTACGCGCCACCCAGATAGCCGCTCCCAGGTCGCGTGCCATCTTCTCGAGCATGGCGATCGCCGAACCGCCCATGTTGATGTGATAGTTCACCTTGCTGGTGAACGTGGTGTTGATGGTGTAGCCCTGGAACAGGGTCATCAGCACCTCTTTCACACGCCGGTCGATAAAGAACGTTCCTGCAGGTGCGGGGTGTTTGTGCTGGTAGACCGTGGCCTCGATCGCTTCCACCCGCAACCGGCGCCCGTCAGGCTTGATGGATACCACCTTAAACGCGGTGCGGAAGTACGCCTCCCCGCGCCCGCTCACGTCGCCCATGATGAGCTCGAGCTTCGCCCCGCTCACCAGCCCCATGGTGTCGCGCAGGTTGCCGTCCAGATCGTTGATGTTCAGGATCAGCTGGGGCCCGTCGAGGGACATCGCCTCGATGTAGGTCCCGCTCACAATGCTGAAAATGGGCGCTTCCTTGCCGTTAATCATCAGCTGCTGGAAAAAGCGTTGTTGTGGCTTACGTCCGGCCATTACTCACCCCCGTACAGCGCTTGAGGCTCCATCAGGACATAGTTGGCCGTCATTTCCGTGGTGCCCTGCGCCTCATACGCCTCGGCAATCACTTCAATGGTACAGGCCAGCCCCATCAGGCGGTCCGTCTCCGCACCCGGGCTTACGTCCTCCCAGAGGACCGTTTTGGTCACCACGTCCGCAAAGGCGCCGATAGGGGTGTTGTACAGGTGGACGTTGAAGCCGAACCGGCGCGCATGGATACGGAACCATGACCCCAGCGCAGTAGACAGCACGTCCAGCGACTCCAGATCCCATGCCAGAATGGCCAGCCGGTAGCTGGTGGCCAGGTGATACTGGTTAATCGTGGCCGATGAGCCGTCGTTAAAGCCCAGCTGGTCCCAGTCCCGCACCGGCGCGTAGCGATCGCCCTCGTACACCGAATGCGCGAGGTCACGCTGAAACATGATGATTGGCAGCGCGCTCTTGTTGACGATCTCCCCGAGCTTCGTTTCACTCGCACGCCCCCGACCGGCCGCCCGCAATGCCTTCATGAACGTGCGCGGGTCGCTGTAAGGGGATTTAATGATCTGCTCTGCAGGCGGTCTGGCCAGAAACGCCCGTACATCGTCAAAGGCCGAGCCGGGACGCGAGACAGTCAGCCCACGCAGGGCCGCCACCAGCATGTTACCGAAGCCACGATCAACGCCATCGAGCGAACTGACTTCACGCTCCTCGATGGTGGTCCGAATGACCTCGGACCAGCTCAGTATTGGTGAATCCCCGCTCACAGGTTCTCTCCCACGTAGTGAATGGATTTGCCCCCGGCCAGCGCCCAGCCGTATTCCATCATGGCGCCCTTGCTGCGCTCCCAGCCCGGCAGCAGGTGAATTTCATCAGCCACCTCCACCATAGGACGGCACAGCTGCATGTATTCGTGGTGCTCGAGCCCGTCCGGATGAACGGCCGGGTTCAGGACGATATGTCCCAGCCCCTGGGCTACCAGCTCAATTTCGTAGCCATCGAACGCGGCACGGTTGTAGTCCTCGATGCCGGTCATAGGCCCGGCGATGTAGATCTTGCGTGGCTTCGTCATTCAGTCTCTCCTGTTAATACCTGCGTGGCGGTAGCGCGTGCCTGCTCCAGATCCCCGCACGGGATACAGGTATGCAGTGCGCCGATGGCCGCGGTACCGACCGCCTCAACATGATGGACGTACCACCAGACGCGCCGGTTCTGGCCGCTGGCGATCTCCTCTTCAAACTCAACAATTGACCCCAGCGGGGCCACGCCGACCGACAGCAGCAGCCTCAGCGTATCCGCGTCACCGGTACCGAGTGATTCAGGGTCATCCCACATGGACGAAAAAAGCGGGTCATCCTGCGCTGCAGCCAGCGCGGAGATCACCACAGGGTCCTGATAGGTCACCGCCTGCTGGTGGCGGTCCAGCGAACCGAACAACGCCTCTTCATCGCCCTCGGCGGCCACGGTGGCCACGCCAGGAACGTAGATCAGCACGTCGAAGCCGTCGGGGTGGTTCTCCACCAGCCGTCGCCAGTCATCACGCATCAGGTCATTGAGCGGACTATGCCCCCGGTTACGGGCGCGGTTCAGGGTAGGTGTGCTCATTTCAGTGCCTCCTTGAGCTTGTCGAGCGGCATCTTCTGTTGCTTGGCAAAGGCCTCAAGCGCCTTACCTTTCGGCAGGCCAGCCAGGGTGAACGCATCCGAGAAGGCCTCAAACTGGATCTTCAGCCGGTCGCGCAGCAGCTGGGCGGCCTGTTTCTTCAGGGCGTCATTCTCTGCGGTTAGCTTGCGGGCCTCTTCCCGGGCTTTGCGGGCGCCGGTGCGGGCTTTGGTGATCACGCGACGGGCCTTAGTGGCCTGCGTGCGCAGCTCTTCGATTTTGGCGCGGCTGGACTTGAGCTTGCCGCGGGCGGCCTCCTGACGGGCCTGATAGTCCTCCCAGGCGGCCTTAATCTTGTCGCTATCGACGCTGGTGGTTTTGTTGCGGGCGAGGGCCTTTTCTTCCTCGCCGGTGAATACCTTCTCGGTGCGCTTGTCGTCACCGTAGCCGCTGCGGCGTGCCTGGTCGGCCATCTGGCGCCCGAGTGACTTTTGCCAGACCGGGGACTGCATCATGGTCATGGCCTTAATGACGTGCTTACACGCCAGACCGGTCAGTTCGGGGTTGGTGACCTTCGGGAAAGCGAGCTCTTTGGGTGGCGCCAGACAGTAGTTGCCCAGCGTGGCCATGTAGCGGTAGCGGTACTGGTGATCGCCACAATCACAGGCGATCGACATCCGGCCCGCGCACGCCCGTTTGGCGGCCAGCTCGTAGCTACGCGGCGTGCCCTCGGCCTCGGCCATGCAGTCGTCCCACTCCTCGAGACGCAGCCTGACGCGGTGCTCCTGGTGAACCGACGCGGCGGAGGCCTTAACGCGGATGGTTGCGACGTTGACACGCAGGGCCACCAGCGCCGCCTTACTGATCCCGCGCCGGTCATTTGAACGGTTACTGGCGCGGTCAATGCGGGTTTTTGCCGATCGGGCGGCCACCTCAAGATACGTTACGCCGGTATGGCCACCAGCCCGCTTTTTGAAGCTCTTGCGCATCCTGGCGAAACGCGCCAGATCCTCCTGGGTAAACTCGGTACCGTCTTTCTTGCGCCCGAGCCGCACCAGGTCCTGCACGCTGTTACGCTGGCCACGGCTCAGGATCCCCGGGGTAAGCGTGCGCTGCGCCCGGCGGCGCTTCGTGTTGTTCTCCTGGTAGATAGCCCGGAACACGCGCATGAAGTCACGGTGTCCCAGCCCCTCAGTGAGATAGCGGCCGCTCCTGTCCTGCTCAAAGGCTACCGGCATTACAGACCTCCACCTTCAGCAAAGTGGCGGATCTCCTCACGTAACCAGGCCGCCGTCGGCAGGCGCAGCACGGTGCCCACCGGCATAGGGTCGGCCTCATCCTCCACGTCGGCCACGACAGAGAAGACCCAGCGCAGATCGGCGTTGCCATACACCCGGTAAGCGGACAGGTCGCGCCGGTACTCCTCATCCAGGCGTATCTCGTACTCCAGCACGTCGGCGTTGGATTCATCGGCCACGTAGGCGCGCAGGGAAGCGAAGAGGTAGGAGCGCAGGATGTCGTCATCGATGTTGAGCGAGGAAAGACGGGAGAGTTCGGTCATAACCAGCCCTCCCGTAGTCCGGCCACCTGCGGCGTGGACAGCGCCTGCTCACGGTCATAATCGACCGTCAGGGCGCGAAACGAGGTCAGGCGAACCGAATCGTCACCGTCGTGAGAGAGCCCGGAAAACAGGCGCTCCAGATAGGTGGCGTGCATCGGACCCTGGCACATTGCGCCGTAAATCAGCAGCAACAGGACGCGGGAGGCATCCTTCAGCTGGGCCCAGTCGATTTCATAGACCGCCTTACCGTTGTCGCCCATCTTGATATTCATGATGGCATCGCTGATCTGGTACTGGCTCGGGTTGTCGCCCGGGTAATACAGGCCGCCCATCGCCGTCAGCGCGCGGTAACGCTCCATGGCCAGCGCGAGCACCGGCCGATCGTCTGCCGTCTTGTCATCGAGGCGCACGCGGTAACCCATGCCGGTCATCAGCCCGGTCGGGTCCTCTATCATGATCGTGGCATCGAATGCACCCGACTCGGTGCGCGCCGCCATGGCCTCCATGCGCTCACGAATTTGTGCAATAGAGCGGGGGAGCGGCGTCAGGCTGATAACGTGAAGGGCGTTGGTGGTGAGCGTGCCGGTGAGCATGACAGGAGCTTGCCGGGTGGCCAGCGAGACAGCCAGGACGTTAATGGGCGCAGGTGTTGATTGACTCAAGGTTAGCCCCTTAAAAAAAGAGCGCCCGAAGGCGCTTAAAAAGATAAATGAGCAGAACAATGTCGAGAAATGACAACAGAGGTGACGGCACCTATCGTATTTCGGGCCGTCACAAACAGTATTACACAATAAGGTTAGGATGTGTAAATAGCCAATAGCACCAGCCATCGATCCCGCGCCCGGGTACAGAGAAGGGCGCCCCGTAGTCGTGCATGGCTGGTGGCAAGCGCCGCGAACCGGACGAAGCACGCGAAAAGCATTGTATTTGCACGCGTCATCCTCTACGATTTCCTTGCTTCTTGATGTTGGCCTGCTGCTCAGCAGGACACCAGCTCAATTACGACCCCCTGGCCTCGGCCGGGGGTTTTCGTTTCTACGGCCGTTTACGCCGTCTTATTACTCTCACCATCCGGACGTTTCTTCGCCGCGCGGCTACGTACTTTCCGCGGGAGTTCTGCCGGTTTCTCATCCGCATTACCTGCCTCCACGGGCGGCGCCGGTTGTGCCAGTTCTGGCTCCACAGCGTCCGGGGCCTGGCTACCTGCAGCCAGGGTGGCCATGTGCTGGGCAATGAACTGATTGCGGTCATAGTCGGCTATATCCTTCAGGCGGCCCAGCGTAGCGTTAAGCTGGCCGTTGCGGGACAGGCCGACAGCCCATGTACCCATAAGCATCTCACTCAGGTGCGTCTCATCAATCTTGATCTCACCAATCCCGCGGGAAACAGCAGTGAGCGTTTCTTCGAAGTGCTCCGGGCTCATACGGAAGATAGCCAGCAGCAGGCCGGATACGGCAGTCGCCACGCCCACCGCCAGTGGGGCGCCACCGTGAGTCTTGTCCGCCACGGCGCTGTTCAGGCAGTGCTGCAGGTAGTTGCTGGCCATCGCGCTGCGCAGGACTTCCGCCGGGTCTGCCTCTTCCATTGGCTGGTGAGCTTCCGGCAGTGGCTGCAGGTCGGTTTCGGCTACGGTTGTTGGCTCGTTTGAATCTTGCATCATTTTTTCCTTTCGGGGCTGGGTTATTTACACGACGAGATTATGATCTGCGTCTTAGGATGTTATTGTGAAGCATACCCGTCTGTAAATCTGGAGCAAGAGGCCTTTTGTCATTATGCGTTAATGGCCGCCTGTTCAAACACCCGGAGAGCCAATGTCCCTGAAGAAAACCGCCGTCCTGTATCACAATGACGCCGACGGCTTCGCGTCCGCCCTTGCCGCCTGGCTGGTGTACGGTGATAACGCCAACTATATCCCGGTTCGCTACGGTGAGCCGGTCCCGCCGTTACCGACCGGCACCATCGAGCTGTTCATCCTCGATTTCAGCTACATGCGGGAAACGTGCGAGTATCTGGCCAGCCGGTTCATGCTGCAGGTGATCGACCACCACAAAACCACCCGGGAAGAACTGGCAGGGGCGCCGTATGCGCTTTTCGATATGAACCGCGCCGGTTGCGAGCTGGCGTGGGCCTATTTCCACCCGGATAAACCGCTGCCGGACCTGCTGGCTTACGTCGCCGACCGGGATTTATGGAAGTGGGAGCTCCCCAATTCCGAGGAGATTAACGCCTGGGTGGCCATCCTGCCGCTGGACTTCGCACGCTGGGCCGAGGTGCTGCGCGACGGCATTGGCGAGCGGGAAATGACGATGGGATCGGCGCTACTGGCCAGCCAGGAGATCCAGCTGAAGTCCCTGGCGAAGAAAGCGCGCCGCGTCGATCTGTTTGGCAAGCGCGCGGTTGTGGTGAACAGCTCCGTGCTACATTCCGAGCTGGGTAACCATCTGGCCACACTGCACCCGCAATCCGAGCTGGTGGCCATCTACAACGATATGCCGGACGGCTCGCGTAAATACTCCCTGCGTACCCATCGCCCCGATGTGGATGTCAGCATCATGGCGCGCTGGTTTGGGGGCGGTGGCCATCAGCGCGCTGCCGGATTCACCCTGCCTCCTGACCTGCAGCAGCGGCTCGGCGGCGAACTGGCCACCCACCTGCAGACGGTGTTAGGAGGTAAGGTATGATCGACTGGCTGAAGGAACGTTTAAAGTGGTGGATCGCCGGTAAAGAAATGGCGGAGCTCAATCGCTGGCGCTTCCAGCATAACTATTATCGTTTGTGCCTCTACGACGTTGAGCTGGTGCGGGACACGCTGGAGAGCCTGAAAGCCCGTGTAGATATGAAGTCGGTTAACTGTTGCCTGCCGCCGTTCGGCGATGGACCCTTTGGCGTGGACGGGATCCGCGCCCGCTGGGATGAATCCCGCAGTAAGATTGTTACAGTGACGGCCCCTAACCCCGACGGAAAGCTGCCCCAATGAATAAACAAGCCAAAAACAAGCTCGAGTTCTGGACAATCTACGACAAGCCCAAAGACTTCCCGGGTCACTTCGTGGCGCGCCGCTTTGACATCCGCGGTGGCAAGGTCGAAACGACCAACATCGCCATACTGGCGGAGTCACGCCAGGAGATTGATACCCACTTTTATCAAAATGGCTTCACCTGGCTGCCGCGCAATTCAGGCGATGAGGCGCAGATCGTCGGCTCCTGGCTGCGCTGACGCGCTTTAATCATCGCCCAGTCTGGCAAAAATCGTCGTTCGGAAAGCCTGTTTATGGGACAGGCTGACCTGCCGTGCTAAAGTGGATTTTCGCTTACCCCTTACTGGCATGTGTAACACTTAACGACTGAGAAATTAATATGAGTTATATTGATGCAACCAAGAATCAGCATTATTTATCACAAGTCGAACAAAGACTTAACTCAATTCCCGGCAAAGGCAAAAAAATATATTCTTTTGTCTTAAAGGACCGTGAGAAATGTACAGTTGAACTGGAAAATGTGAATGGGATTGGAATACAAAGCAACCTGAGCTTTATTGATTTATATACATTTGAATTTCTTGATGAAGGGATGAGAAAGAATTTCGAAAGTGCATTTGGAGTATATGAATCTAAAATAGGTTCTGCTACATCTGCGCTTCTGGATAAAATTAAAGCCAATGACGAAAATATTCTCGAAGAATTAAATGATGTTCTGCGACTGAAATTTCTTAACTTCATCCGCAACCCCTACAATATTAAAAAGGTCCTTAACTCAATAGGCGTGCTGGCTGATCATCATCCGAGTCAGGAGCAGTTGCTGGAAGAATACCGGTTGCTTGAGAAAAGGAACGACGGGGGGATAGAGCGTATCTGCCGGGATTTTGATGTTACCCGGGAGCAATACCTGAACTGGATGAAAGTTATCTTCCTATCTTTAATTGATGTAGGAGGGGGCGAGACAATACTTGAACACCTGGTAAGAGAGCTCTTTGAAAATAAAGGCCTCGGCACGGCTGCTACGATCTATGGCATTTCAGATGCTCACCCCGATAAAAAGGTGGTATTAAGCGACAGGTCTTACGTTGATTATTCTGCTGCTGCCGATGGAAATCTAATGATGGCATTCAATCTAAACGCCAATTACTTTATAAAATTTGCCATATTAGACGTCACTCGTTTCATGGAAGCAAAAGCTCCAGCAGGCATGGATAAAGAGAAAGTGATGGAGGCGTTTTTAAAACTGAATAAGAACGTAAATGTTTATGTTCAAGAAGATAACGAAGAGGCACTTTCACAGTTAGCTGGCTATAACATGAATGCTGTTTACCAGTGTCATAGTAAAGTATTTTGTTCAATACCTTCCATTTATATGGGCTGATGGGTGCCGGTCGGGATGTAAGCCTGCTCCAGACAGGCCCATCCCGTTAAGCGATAACCTACAGTTTTCCAGCCCGGCGACGGGCCATTGCAGATTCACCGGCAAGAATGTCACGACAGTAGCGGATCACCATCCGCTCACTGGTCCAGCGCCCGGCCTGCATGATCTCCAGTGTGTTATATCCTCCGGCCGCCAGGTCCTGCGAGGCCCCGACCCGGGCAGAGTGACCCGACCAGCGCGGGATCCCCAGCGTCTCCAGCTCCAGCGCCTCCCAGGCCCGAGCGAAGATGTTCTCCACCGTATCGACCGACAGCGGTCCGCTGACATAGGCGGGCTTGTTGTGCTTCGTCGCCTTGCCAAACAGGTAATGATCCCCCTCCAGCTTGCGGTTGCACATGGCCAGATAGTCCAGCACCAGACGCATGGCCTGCCGGGACAGCGGCGCCTTGTCCGGTTCGCCGGAGTGATTAGTCTTGGTGATAGGGATGGTCAGAATGGCGGTACCGTCGCTGCCGGTGCGGATATGGCTACAGCGGATCCTCGCCACCTCCGACGCGCGCAGCAGGGTTTCATACGCCACCACCAGCAGGGCCAGGTCACGCCTGCAGACCAGCAGCGGCGATTCACGCCACAGCTCCACCAGCTGATCGAGGTGGAGCTCGCGCAAGGCCGAGGCCTGCTCGGTAGTTTCTTCCGCCTGGACCTTAGCCCGCACCAGGGAGGCGAAGGTGTCCTTCAGGCGCTCATCCGTCGTGGGATCCGGGCAACCGGCGGCGCGGCTGACCCGGCCGATGGCCCAGCGGTCGATCGCCAGGGTGTTGCGATGCACCGAACCGGCACGCTCGGTCAGGTAGGCTTCCACGTCGGCCACATCAGCTGGTAATGGCGAACGGTCATCATATTGGCTGCACCAGGTGACGTAGCGCTGCCAGGCACCGGTGAGTGCTTCGAGCGTGCGCTCGGAGTAACGACCGGCACGGAACTGAAACGCCTCGAGGTTCTGCTTGATGGCGTCCTGGATACGCGGGTGCTTTTCGATACGATGGCCATGCAGCCGCGCGCGGCGAATGAGGTCCCCGAGGTCGCCCGGCGAAAAGGCATCGAGATCCAAACTATCTATGCTGCTTATGATTTCAGGCGGAAACAATTTCCCGCCGTCGGGATTGATGAGCTGCGTCATAAAGGAATTTCCACATTTTTGTAATTATTAGGCGCGTCGGTTGCGCTGTTGTATTATGGGGTCAATTCGGAATAACTGCCATTAGTCCGAATTGAAAATTACGTCTTTTTATGAGGGTGACACTTCGCTCAGATCAATCGCAATGTTACTATATGTCAAAATATGTAAACCGCTTATTGTGAGCCGGGTCCAGTTTTAAAGCGGACCTGATGTAGTTACCCCTGCAAAGATTCATGATATCTGTCAGTATTGGCGGCCGCGGCCATCGCACCGGGAAAACCCCGCACGCCCCCACTTATGTGACAGAATACAGATGGCCCACCCGCCAGCACGGGTGAAACATGTTGAGGTCGAAGGAATGGAAGTAAGAGAAGTGGTAAACAATATTGATTTTGTTTACAGCCGCGCCACCGGACGCAAACGTGCCTCTCTTCAGCTCCCGGCGAATATCGCCGACGTGGAAGCCGTATGTGGAGGTTCAGATATCTTGTCCGCGTGGATCATCTATCAGTTTGCGATCCCCGACAGCCACCAGAGCGAAATAGCCAGAATCCGTCGCCTGTTCGTGGCCGCCATGAAGGAGCGTCACAGTGACAGACATTAAGCACCCCGGAACACAACTGACCGAACTGGCCCGCACGACCGCCAGTGGATTCCTGGCCGGTGGCATGTTAAGCCGTGTTCCCGTTGATATTGCACTTCAGGCCGCGCTCGGACTTCTCCTAATTTGCGTCCCACTCGACTTCCTAACGGAGACGCCTTATCGCTTAGCTGTACGAATATGCGGCATCACTCTTTGCATTTTCGCCCTCCATGCTTTCAATACTCAACTACACTTCACCATAGCTGGCGCGCTGCTCTGGCTATTCCTGGTCCTCTTTGCGGCTAACAGAGATGTTAAACGCCGCTGAAACAAGTTGCAGCCAGTTACCATTTGGTACTGGCGCAATGTCTGGATTCACTTCCTAAGCTCTTTCAAACGGTACTTTTGTGAGCTAATATGACCCGGAGTAATGAAGCGGCAAAGCCCTTCCAGGCTCGCATTTTTCAGAGGTTACATTAGGCAAAGGTAAAACCATGGCCATCGACATCGCTCGGTACGAAAAGTTTTTGAACGTTCGGAATACCGCTATAAAGATCATCGAGAGCTTTTCGGTCCATTACGAAACTAAAGAAGAGAACATTCCGCTGGAAGAGCGGACTGACCCGGAGTCTCTGAAGGCACCGGCCGCTGTCGTCAAACACCGTCACGTTGCGGTGCTGTCGGACAGTGAACAGATTCTGGAGCTGCAGCGCCTCACCCAGGAGTGGGAGAACCGCGCGCGGGACCTCACCCTTGCGGACCCGGTTCGCTTCCCCAGCAATGCCTTTGTGCTGGCGCCGGTACCACAGGTGATCCACGGGGTACGCTCGATGTCCATTGGCGTCGGGAGCGCAACCACCAGCAAGAAGTACACCAAAGCGAGCATTCTGGGCCGCTATGACCGCGCTATCCGTCATGCGCGCCAGGGCGCGGATGTGAGCCACGACAGCACGCTGCTGCGTCAGCTCGAGCGTGAGCGTGAACTGCTGGCCGGTGACAACGAAACGCATTACCGGATCCGCAACACCTGCAGCACGGAAACAATCTGCACCCTGACCTTTACGGATGGAACCAGCAACAAGGTACGGGTACCCCGCGTAGGGATTGCGTTCGCCGCCCCAAACAGCAGTATCGAGATCCGCACGCCGCGCGTTATGGCGCCGCGTTCCGATCGTCTCGAGCATCTGGGTGTGGTACCGCTGGATTGTTCCCTGTCCGGGCTTGCCGGGCTGGTCTACAAGGAAAGTGAGATTCTGAAGGCCCGCGCCCGCTATCAGGCGCGTCAGAAGTAAAAATTAGTGTTGTCTCTGCACCCCGCCGCAACGTTCCCCGGGCGGGGCATCAGACATCCTCTGCAACAAGATCCCGCGCCCATCCCGCCACCGACTCACGCTCCTTGACCATATCGCCGGTAATGACCATTTCTGCCGGGACATAATCTGCCATAAAGCTGAAGCAATACGTATCCCAGCGGTCAGGAGACGGCAGGCCCAGCTCCTTGCGCATTGTCTCTTTCGGCATCATGCACCAGAGCCCCTGCTCATTCAGCTTGCACGGGAGGCGCGAGGCCTGATCGAGGGTCTTCTCGTGCCGGTCGAGGCGCAGGCGGCCGGTTCGCACGGCATCGCGTGCCATGATGTTCGCGTAGGCGCGTTTATTGAGGAAGCGTTTCTTATCTTCCTGGGAGAAGCACGGCTGGCCCCAGCGGATGCGCTGCACCTGCCGACCGGCCTCCTCCAGAATCGTCGCTGTATCGGCCCCTACGCCGTCGCCATCGACAGCGATGGAAAGGTTCGGGTACTGGTCCGTCGTGTACTCAGCGGCCAGCAGGCGGCCGAAATTCACCGGATCGATGGTACCCGGCCATTCCTTCACGGACACCGGCACCACGCGGCGCTCGTAGCGGTCGCCACTGACGCGTACCAGGGTGGCCACGGAGCTGTCGCGGCCGTTGCCCACGTCGGCCAGCAGCAGCCAGCCCCAGCCCTTGGCCAGCTTCGGCGTGGATTTGGTGGCGCGTTCGCACTCGTCGCGCGACAGCAGGTTAGCGGCGCTGGTGCGCGGGAACTCGCCCCGGACCTTAATCATGTATTCCGGCGCGTCACGGGAGCCGCCATATTCGCGGATCTTGGTACGGATAAACGCCGTGGTAACCAGCGGTGACTGCTCGGAGTTGAGCTTGATCGCCGTGTAGCCTTCCTTGTCGCCCGGGTGGCGCTTGGCCAGCTTGTGGTGACAATCGTAGAAGTAGCCGCTTGGACGCGTTGGCTGGCTCAGCAGCAGGATGCGGTTGTCTTCCTCGGTCAGAGCACCGGTCATCACCCCAAAGGCCTTATCCGAGACGCCAGAGGCCTCATCGACGATGTAGAAGAGGTGTTTGGCGTGCTCACCGGCGAGGGATTCTTCGTTACCGATACGGCAACCTTTCGGACTGACGAACCAGACGCCCTTACTGGAGCGCTCGAAGAAGGTGGTTTCCGTCAGCACGAAATACTGCTCCACCCATGGGTGACGGCGGCAGAGCTCACGATAGTTGATTTTGAGGTACTTCCAGACCACCTGCTGCACCTGGCCGATTTTGTTGGCCACCACCACCACGCGCGCGCCGGGGAAGCACAGCATGTAGATAAGGATCATGATACTGGTCATGTCCGACTTGCCGGTACCGTGGCCGGAAGAGACGGCCGTCTTGGCGCCGGTTTCCTGCGCAGAGTTAAGGATCAGCTCCTGCTGCCAGGTGGGGTGTTTGCCGAACAGCTCCACCGCGGCCGTCGTCCAGTCGTAACGGTACCGGCGCACCAGGTCCCGGTAGCGCGGGTCGCGGGTAATAGAGCGTATCTTGCCCATTACCAGGTCTCCACCGGCTCAGCGTCCGGGTCGGCGTCGTCTTCATCAGGAAGGGCGTCATCAGGGTTCCATGCGTCCACGTCGTCGCCAACCAGCACGCCCTCCCCGCCAGAATCATCGGTGCCGGTGAAATCGCCCTCCTGCAGGAGCTCACCGGCCTGGTGTGCGGCCTCGTTGGCGATGATGGATGCAATCTCTTCATCACGGGCCGGAAGCCACTCTTCGCGCACCTGCCGCTGTTTCTCGCGGTATTCGCGGGACTCGGCTTCCAGCTCATCGTCAGTGACGCCGCCGTGCTGGTCTGCAGTCTGCTCAAGCCAGGATACCTCTTTGAGCATTTCCGCCTGCAGGGACGGCGGGTATTCGAGGTGTTCGAGGTCGAACAGGCGCGCCGTCTCCAGCGCCGTCAGCTCATTTTCTTCGCGGTGAAGCATCAGCGCCCGGGTACGCTCGATACGCTCGGCCAGCGGCATCGGGTGCCGGTTCCACTCCGCCAGTGCCTGCTTGCGGACATCGAGGGCCTGTTTCTGCCGCTCGAGCTCGAGCTTCATCAGCCCCAGCTTGTGGCGGGCGATCGCCGCCTCCAGCTCGGTCATGCGCTGACTGGTGCCGAAGATAGCCTGCGCCTCAACCTGGTCGCGCGGCATCGGCACGCCTTCGTCATCCACCCACGGCTCGCGGTCGTAGTCCTCGGCTATCTTCTTGAGGATCTGGTTTTGCTTGCGGTACATGGTCATGTACCGGCCCTGGGCTAAAACGAGGTCGCGGTTATCCAGCCCGGTGGCCAGCGCCAGCTCCACGATGTCGTCGTCCATTTCCAGCAGCGAACAGTAACCGCCGAAATCCATGTTATGGGTGCCGCCCACCTCGCCGCATAACGCGGGCAACGCGGCATCATTTGGGCGCGTCGGTGTATGAACCCGGAAATTCTGATCACGCGCGCTGGCCGGGTGATCAGCGTGTGTGTCGCCCCCCGCTTTTTTCCCCTTACCTCCCGCCGGAGCCTTACCGGCTGCGGGTTCCCGCTTTCCTCGCCCCTTATTGTGATCACCCTGATTGTGATCAGATTTTTGATCACCACCGTTTTGATCACTGATTTGATCACTTTTTTGATCACGTTTTCGGGCGGCGCGCTGGTCGGCGGACATCTGGCGGACTTCACCGCGCAGCACCTTGCCGACCTTCAGGACAGGTGTCGGTTCGTCGGGGGTTTTGGGGGGCTTCTTGCTTCTGGTGGCGGGTTTCTTATCGGTGGGCTGGCCAGCCAGCGCCACGTTGATCGCGGGCTTCATTTCACGACGGACGGTGTTCGGGTTAAGACCATTAGCATCGGCGTATTGCGCCAGCGTCAGCGTGCTGGCGAAATTTTCCAGATAATTAGCTATGTGATACTGCCAGTCGGTCTTTGCCACGCCCGCGCCTCTGTTACATCGCCCATAAACATCCTAACGATTTTGCCTATCTATTGAACTGTAAACCAGTAACAAAAACAGGCGCCGGTTCGGTCGCATATGAAGCGTACAATCGCCCCCTATTAATACCACAAAAACCCCCTTAGCTTTTTTTTGCCCCTTTTGGGTCCTTTTAGGGATTTTCAGCACCTTAAAATTCTGGGGCGACGTGGCGCGCCGCGTGATGTGCATCATTATTCAGGGTAATGAGGGGAAAATAGGTTCTTTTGAGAGCCAATTACGGCTATGATGAATGCTGGCTTATTTGCCACATCTGACATCAAGGAGCAAAGAAGATGAACGTTAAAAAAATTAAAGCAGTGGAAGAACATCCTAACCCAGACGCGCCATTCATTGCGCTGGTGGCATTAGACGACGGCAGCGGCAACATCGCCTGTTCGTTCCATGACGCTGAAGGTGCCCTGTATGAAACCCACCAGCCATCGCTGATCGAGCAAGGCGCTTCTGCCGGGTTCGGTTCCTCGCACATGAGCAACAGCATCTGGGAAACGGCTGAAGGCAACCGCTTTACCGTGCGCCGTAACCCGACTAAACCCCTGACCACCCTCGACCCGGCCTACCAGCTCGGTCAGCCTAACCGCGTTCTGGCCATTGATACGATGTCTAAAGCGAATCTGGGCGGTGTGGCGTGCGTGGTTGGTTGCACCCTGCCGGTGGAACAGTTCTATAACCGCGGCGACGACGCACAGCCGGTTAACCTGCTCCGCATTCAGGCCAAAAAAGATAACCTCATGGGCGGCTGCACCAACGTGTACGGCGCGTATGAGTCCCCGGTGATCCTGTCAGTTACCGTGTACCCGGAAGCCCTGCCAGCCTATTACTACTGCGCCACCCGTGCCGAAGGTGACCAGTCCTATCCGGAAGAACATAAGACGCTGGTAGTGGACCTGGGCGAGTTTACCGCCGATTACGCCATCATCAGCACCGGCGACGAGATCGTGGACTTCAGCACCCATGAACATGGCGTTCACCTGATGGTGAGCCACTTCCGCACCCTGCTGGCGCGCGAACGTCACATTGAAGACGTACAGTCCATGCCAGACCCGGACGTGAAGGCCGTTATCAGCCGTGGCTACATCGGTTCATCACTGGATACCCCGCAGGCTATTGCCGCCCGTATCGACGTGTCTGATCTGGTTACAGAGGCTGCTGAGTACCTTAACAACCTGCTGCAGGCCGATATCCGCGAACTGACACGCGGCCAGATGAACACACTGGACCGGATCGTATTCGTGGGTGGCGGGGCGAACTGGCTGCGCGATCAGGCAAGCCGCTGGCATCATTCTGTAGACATCCCTGAACAGCCTCACCTGGCTATCGTGCGCGGCGTGCAATTGCTGCTGCAGGCCGATGCCGATCGCTTACTGGATGAAGCGGCAACCGCTCTGGCCGCAAGGGGTATTGCATGACAGCTAAACTGGGTTCCGCTAAATACGTGCTGATGCCGCAGGCCGACAACGTACACGGCCGGTTCTCTCGTCTGTATGAAGCGGGCACTGCAGGTAAAGGCCTGTTGGTTACGCAGTGCGTAGCAGGCGGTATGTTGCTTAAAGAGTGTGGTGTACTGGATACGCTCATCATGCTGGATCAGCACCCGGCCTATCTGGAAGGTACGCCATCCGTGCGCCGGAACATCCTGATCAAGGAGCTGCTGGCCCTGCTGGGTCAGACGCCCACCAGCCAGCCAGAAAGTGACGCCGTGACAGCCCATCCTGTTACGCCGGTTGTCGAAGAGCCGCAGGTGCAGCACGCGCCCCAGCCGGTGCAGACGCCACCAGCGGAAACGAAGCACGCAGCTGCGCACAGGCCAGCTCTGCCGAAAATCGGTCAGTAACCGCTCCGCCAACACCAGAAAGGCTCCTACGGGGGCCTTTTTCAACCCTGATTGCCCATAGAACTCACCCCGAACAGAGAGGGAGCCATGAGAAAACAACAGCAAATCTATGACCTCGAAATTCCATACGACGACGACTATAAAATGACTGATGTCATGGAACGTGACAGGGCTAATTATGAGTCTCAAAAAATCTGGTTTTATCTGGGCGCTGACGACATGAATCCCGGTTTTGCAAAGATAGGCATTACGATGGGCGATCTAAGTACCCGTTCGTACAGCTCAGCCAATCCTAATTATTTCATATTCTGCGCCTTTCAGTGCAGGTACGACACAAAGGTAGAACAGCTCAAAATCATTGAGCGCGACGCCAAAAGCTATCTTGATAGCGTGTTCTGCTGGGAGGATGGGCAGACAAAACGGGTACGTCACAGGGAGTCACAACAGCTGTCAGAGTGTTATTACAATATTAATTTTGAGGACTTTTTTGTAGAACTGCACGAGTACCTGATAGATAACCACTACCGTTACTTTCAGACTATGAGTTATGGCTTTAGTGAAGACATTGATGAGGGCTACGCACTTGCATGGGAGTTCAACCCTATCTTGCCTGCCCATGTGCAAAGGCGTTTCTTGAGAATGATCCTGCGAGGCTAAATCACTATTCCCGGTAGTGCCACAGATGAAGATCCACCAGCATAAATTAGGCTCCTTTTAGGGGCCTTTTCTTTTGAATTTTTGCGGCAAAGAATCCGTTTTTCCCAAAGGCTGCGCGTAGGTTTGTTGCGCATTTTTGACCACCCGTTGAAGAAATCAGCAACCGATCAAAATTTCTTTTTATTTTTCTCAAACCTTGATACAGGGTCCAGCCCTCACGGTGCGTGGACTTACGCATTTTTACAGGCTGACAAGCGCTACATGTGCTTAATTTCAACTCTTGTACTGAAAAGAATCCTCACTAGAATACTCACCATTAATAGAGTTAAATAAAGTCCAGATGCAAAAAACCCGACTGGTAAGGTCGGGTCTTTTTGAGACTCCGGTTGAGCTGGTAACTCAACGGGAGGGGTACTCTCTTTAACTGACCCAAAAATGATACGTCATTATTTAGGTCGCCGCAAACGACGTTTAGATACAAAACACATCTAAAAGTCCTGGCTTTGTATAACGGGTGGTGCCGGTACGAAGTGCTCTAACTGGTAGGGGTGCTCTCTTTAACTGACTATTAATGAGAACAAAACCGGTGTTACAGGCCATCTTGAGTAAGCACCGGTGCTCCCCCTCCAAATCAGATTCAGAATTGGAGGTGCGTATGCTTGGTAAAGTAATCAGCGCTCTGAAAGGACTGATCGCCATTGTTAAACTGGTGCATCAGCTTTTAGAGCAAATCCGTCGGTTCATGGACTGACAAAAATACAAAAGGCGCCCGCAGGCGCCTTTCTTATTGGGTTAATGCGCCGGTTCCGGCGGTTTCCCTTCCTTTTTCCGCACGTCCTCCACCCGTCCACGGTAGTGCAGCAACAAGCCCAGCGTGGCGTCATCCAGCGCGATAGCGTCACCCCCATCGGTGCGTATCCAGATCTGATAGCCGTCGAACCGGGCATACACGCCATCGTGAATGTAGGTTTCCTGCGACGGGTCAAAAGCCGTGCTCCACGGCTGGAGCGGTATATCCTGATCCATCCTCTCTCCTCAGTGACGTTGCGACAGGTGCGAAATACGCATTTGCATGACCATGACGCCCGGCGGGCTGATCTCCGGGTGTTCGGCTACCCATGCGTAGAACTCTTTCACCAGCTCCGCAGCGACGGCAGGATCGGCCTTCCCGCCCCACGCATGAAACTCACTGGCGATATGCTGACACATAGCTTCCCCCTCCTCATGCGGGAACGGTGTGGCAGCGAGCCGCTGATCGGCCTCGTCATCCTGCACATCATAGATATGGCACTTCTCAAAGGTGACATCATCCCCGTCGCGCAGGCCATGAACATCAGTGCGCTGCAAATCGTTACTGACATGTCCCGTTACGCTGTCACCATCAACCGCCGTCACCGCTACCCAGAAACGCTCCCCCTCCACGCAGACCTTAACGTATGACCCGGCCTCAACCGAATCCAGTTCGGCCTGGCCAGGTGCGGCGAAGGTGTCAGGGTAAAGGCGTTGCATACGTTGTGCATCCTCAAACGTAGCCATTGGCGATTACTCCAGCACCAGTTGTGTGACGCGGCAGTTATACAGCGCCGCCAGCTTCTCCAGAGTGGCCTTCTGGGGCTTCTTGCGCTTCTCCATCATCGAAACACCGGATTGTGTGATGCCCAGCTCACGGGCCACGTCTTCCTGCGACAGGCCCCGGAAAATGCGCCATGCGACGTGCATAGGCACGCCCTCTTTCCGATGCAGCTTGACGACCTCGTGGGGGTACGTCTCATCGTCGCTCTCGCCCGCTTCAACGGCTACAGATTCATACAGCTCATCGAGATCGCTTTGTGCCACCAGCCGGTTAAACAGGCTGATGGGAATAACGGCGCTGATCCGGTTGCCCAGTTCGTCGGTCACGTATTGTACTTTGCTCATGATTACTCTCGTCTTAGGGAGATTCAGTTTCCGGCAATTCATGAAGAGGCAGGGTTTCGGCGGGTTTCCCCGCCGCTCCTGTTAGCGTTTTCTGTAGGTTGTTGTGGTTCGTTTCAGCACTTCCAGCACCTCGATAATCACGGGTTCCCCTTTGATTACCGTCCAGATTACCCGGTAGTTGCCTACTGCCAACCGCCACCGCCCTTTCTTGTCATCCGTCAGCTTCTTAACGTTCAGGTGCGGAACGTTCGGCCACTTTTGCAGTTCTTCGACTCCCTCCTCTATCGCGTCACCGTCAGCGGTGGGGAGCTTTGAAAGCTGTTTGGTGGCTTTACCAGTCCAGACAATTTCAGGCATTTGCCTCTCCATGTTTTTAAAGAACATATCCCTCGTGGGATGAGTCCAATATAACATAATTTAGTTATGTGTAAACATATTTAGTTATATTTTTAGTTATTCAGTGATGTTCATAACCCGCAGCGGGCAGAAAAAAAACCTCCGCAGAGGCTTTCACTCAGGCCGCAGTAGCGTCAGCCGGGGGATCTGTCTCCAGCTCGAGCGGCATGAAAATCTCATGTATGCGGGGCTGGGTCAGGAAGGCGTCTTTTATCAGCACCCGCAACCCCTTACCCAGCGTGCCGAACAGGCCATAGCTGGTCCAGTTGCAGATCGTCCCATCCTTCTGCTTCTCGCCGCTGTTGCAGGTGTAAGGATCGCTCGATACGCCCAAACAGCACGGGCAACGGAATTGTTTGCTGGGGATCGCCGCCTGCAACGCGCCAAGGCTGGCAAACACCGCCACCCCATCGAGGTTAGGGAAATTAGCCAGCTGATAGTAGTTCGGGGCCGAGTAGTCCCGTGCCTTCTCAACCGCCGCCAGCACCTCGAGCGGCGTCACCTCCAGCAGATCTGCGTATTCAGTGGTGAGCTGACGGATGAAACGCACCATGCGCTCGCGGCTATCCGCTGAAAAGCCACTGCATTTAGCCTGTATGCCTGCCAGCAGGCCTTCGAACTCATCCACCAGCGGTTTAATCTTCTCGTTTGTCATTGTACGTCTCCCTGCGCCGCTTGCTGGGCGTCGATGATCTTCTTCTGTCGTGCCTGGAAATAGTCGAAACAGGCATCCATTGCCGCGTCTATAGCCACCAGTTCGCGGTCAAAGTATGCCCGCGCGTCTGTCTCGCTGGCTGGTGGCAGTTCGCCGGGGCCTTCCAGGGCATCGATCAGCCACTCGATACCGACCTCAGCACCCTTGCCGTGCTCGCTTTCAATGATGGCCGCACGCATGGCCAGCACCATTTTGCCAAACAGCAGATCCGTTTCCTTAAAGCGCATACGGAGGTACTGGGCTTCCTCGCGCAGCAGCGCCACCTCGCCGCACGTCGCCGGTTCGTCTATCCGGTGGGCCATCAGCTCACCGGCCATCAGGCGAACGTAAGGATCGGGGCTGGCCATCAGCTCCGTCACCTGCTCATCACTCAGCTTCATCGCTTCCACCTTCTCCCCGCCCATCAGTGAAGCACCACGCCTGGCGCTGCGCCACGCAGATCGCTGTCTGGCTCGCCTTCGTGCTCACTCTCAGCACGCGCCCGGCAGGATTCGCAATCACAAGTACCGTTGTTGCGCGCTTCCAGCATTTCCACCAGCTCCACCGGGACATTTTGCGCCTTGAGCATTTCGACCGCGCCCACCAGGTTCATAGGGGCCGGGGTTTTGCGGCTGTCGATATAGGAACTCAGCACATTACCGTGAAGCCCGTCCTCCACCTTGATACAGAAGCCCACCACCATCGGAATGTTGTGCGCCTGGCAGATATCCTGCATTTCCATGGTCAGCTGGTGCAGCCGGGACACGGCGTCCGGGTCGGCGGTAAAGTTGAGGATGGGTTCGTGTTTTTCGTTGTTGTTACGCTTATCCATTTAATCTTCCCGGTAGATTTGCATTGTTAATAGTTGGTTGGTTCGTGGGCCTGCGTCACACTGGCAGCGTGGGGATCAGTTCGTGTCCCCTCAGTACAATCTCAGGGCTAAGCATTCCGCGCCTTATCGCCCATACCGCTCTGTCCGGCCCCAGCGCCTTCATGAGTGCCCGGCAGTCAAATTCCCGGCACAGCACCGGCGCGCGGCCGTGGATGGAACAACCGGCGTCTGTCAGATAGATGCACGTCAGATCCTCCTTGTGCGCCAGCATACGGACACCCTGGGCGGCCAGTTCGGGCTTGTAGTGAGGCTCAGTCTGATACTGGCTCACGTCGTCGCCCAGCTCAGGACGCAGGCTTATAGCGTCACCACGACAGCACAGGGTGCAACCGTCGCACGGCACGGCGCTGGTGCGCACAGACACGGCCTTGCTACGCACCTTGTCAGCAGCCATTTTGGTTAGCCTCACAAAGGGTCATCCGGCCGCTGCAGGCGTTCCAGCCCTGCGCACGGGCATCAATGCCCTTGATCACCGGCGGCACCGTCCCGTGAGTCAGGGCAAATTGACGGCTGTCGTTCCAGCCACCAGCAAACTCGGTCTGGTTAACGCCCGGCGGGCAGATCAGATTGATGTTAGAGATCGTGGCTGTCTCCGGGATGGAATCTGGTTTCGGGCAGTGCGCCTCGCCGATCGTCTCAAACACGGACTGGTCTATTTGCAGAGCCAGCCGCATACGCTCCATGCGCTCTACCTCTTCCGTTGTGAGCGGGGTGGCGCTCATAAAAAGCTCATACGCGGAAATTTGTGGATCGACGGGTGTGGAGAGATCACGAAACACCGGGGCTGGTGGTTGTGCGCGTGGATTGCGATCGCTGAATAATTTGAATGCAAGACGCGCAACATGACCGTATTGCTCTGCGCGCATTTCTTCTTGGAAATCATCATCGTCAGCAGTGCCGGTCGCATGTGCAATTTCGTGTGCCAGAAAGTGCATAACCATTGCAGGGTCGGCGTCTGGACTTGACCATGCGTGAATGATGTTCAGATCGGTATCAACCCACCCCCAGCAACCGAGGGCGTGCATTCCGGCGAAAGCATCTTCCGAGGAGAGTTCTATGTCCTTACCATTTTGATCAATACCCATAAATGCGCTTGCGGCCACCAGCTCATCCACAGTCATATCCTCTTCCTGGGCGGCTGGTTCCCACATCTTGCCGTAAGCCTCTTCAGGAGTGCTGTACCAGACAATCTTTAGCTCTGGCGGCAACGGATATTTTGCAACGCCCATTACCGGTTCGGCGTATTGGTTCAATGCTGCAGTCGTCATAGTTTTACCTTTATCGCGTACACCTGCACCGGCAGCGGGCCAAAATGTGGGTGTGTGATGGTCTTAATCTCAAAGCCGCGGTAAGGGATATCGATCCGGCGGCTCTCATCGTTCCTGTTCGGATAACCCTTCGTGATGATCAGCCGGTCAAACGCCCTCGGCAGACCAGTGAGCGCCCCAATCAGGCGCTTACTCCAGTACGGGTTAACCAGGCGATATTCCTCGAGCTTTTCGCCACGCTTCATGGCGTCGAAGTATTCGCCTTTGACGGCCAGCTGCAGGGTGGCCACGCTTAAACGCCTTCCGGGCGCGGCTCAACCACGGCGAAGTGTTTAGTGGCGTGATACTGCTTCACGGCATACGGGCTCGGCTTGCGCTCAAAGTAGACGTAGTTAAAGCCCGGCACGCGTGAGTCCCAGAATTTGACGCGGTAATTCTTACCGTCCGGCCAGTCTTTGCACGGCTTGAGCGTCTCTTTTGGCTTTTCTTTGTTCCAGTGCGGTACGTAGTCCGTGGTGATCGTGCCCCAGTCATTGCTGCTCTCGATCCAGAGGTTAACGTAGATGTTGTGGGTACCCGCCTGGAAGTCACGGAACTCGTAGTCAAACTCCGCCTGGGTCGGGGCGCGCTTGAAATGGACCGCACGGCTGCGGGTGTGGTCCTTCTCACGATCAAGCACCAGAATGCGATACGGGTAGCCCTCAACGTGATCGAAGCGGCGCGAAACAAAGGAATCGGGCTCGGGTTCGGCCTCAGCAGGCATAACGACGGCCCCGGCGCTCTCCTCGAGCGCCATCAGCTCAGCCATCGACGAATCGGCGGCTGATTCAGTCACGACAGGCGGGGCAATCGGTTCGACAGCACTATCAACGTCCCCGACGACGATATACCCGGGCGGGGCGACTGGAACGATCGCGGCCGGTTCGGCGGGCTCTTCAGCCGGTGCAGCTGGATAGACGGCGTAGCCCTCATTCCCGCTGAACACTACCGTTGGCGCTGCGACCGGGTGGGAGGCATGGCCATGCGGTGCGGGCTCGATGACTTCAGCTGCAGCTGCAGCGATCGCGCCGGTGGGAATACGGCCGAGTACCGACTGTTTGATCAGGTCCTCTATCCAGCGGTGCTTTACCCATGCGCCGCTCCGGACGGCACTTAATACAGCTTGCTGCGCTGCTTCGTTGAATTGGTTTGCAAAGTCCATGGTCTGTCCTCAATCGCTCGATTAACCCGGGGCACCGCCGAACCGGGCTTAAAATGTTCTCAGTGGCCCACCAGCAACGCTGGCTGGTGGGGCTTTACAGTTAGTTCCAGTACGTCAGCTCTTCTGCCAGCCGATCGTTGGCGGCATCCTGATCGGCGATGTCTTTATCCAGCTCGATGCTGGTGGCCGCCCAGGAGCGGGCGCAGGCTTTACGGTGCTTGCGGTTGCCCATGTTCCACAGCGGCTTTTTCAGCTCCTTGTTCCACGCCCGCACCATGTATTTCATCGGTGATTTAGCCATTACTGCCTCCACTCCTCTGAAGTTGATGTTTCGGCGCCGTGGCGCGCTTACAACCTCTGCTTATCCGCCAGCCCGCCGCCCTTGCCTTGTCTTGTGCCGCACAGCGGGAAGTACCTTCAAACACGCCCAGCACCGGTTTGACCTTTAACTCGTCGCCGATCGAGGAGGCCAGCTCCTTCAGCCCTGCGCAGTAGCGACAATCGCAGGTCAGATACAGCACGTAGCTACCGTTAACCATACCGGGCGCCCCTCCGCGCATATTTCGTGTAGTCCTCATCGCCGGTTTCACGGTGCGCGAGGTTGCCGACGCTGTTCGTGACAAACTGCCCTTTGGGCAGGAAGGTGCGCGGGAACCGGTTATGCCACCTGCCGTATTCGGTCGCCTCGCCGCTGGCGAACATCACCGGCCCGCAGGCCGAGCACAGCAACTTGCCCCGGCGTTCCGGGGCGTAGCTCCAGTCGAAAAAGTCCGCAAACGGACCTTTAAAGCCCTGCGAGGACAGCGCGGTATTTTCACAGCAGCCGCAGTTCTCACACTGAAAGAGGCTCACTCCGCCTCCTCCACACGCTTTTCGCCGTTGGCCCAGCCTTCGTCGTAGTCCACGCTACCCTGCAGCACGCAGCGGGCGGCGTGCTTAACGTCGTCCCAGTTCATGTTGTTGGCGGCCCAGTCCTCGATGGCGAAATCATCCGCACGGAACAACGGGAGGGTGTCTTCGGCCAGGCTGCGCTGGACATCGCCGCCGTAATTCTGGGCGTAATGCTCGGCGCGGTGCGTGGCGATAAGCGTGACGGGAACCGCCCATGTGCTGTCGTCAGGCATGTCGATATGCAGCTCTTTGGTGATCACGTTGCTCATCAGGCTACCACCCCCGCATAGGCCGCCTGCATGGCGTCATACAGCTCGCTGCCGTCGTCATTCTCGTCGTTATACATCCGGGTCCATTGCTCCCAGTTCGCCACGACTACAGCCCATTGCGGCCCCTGCGAACTCATCAGGTGCAGGCGATCGGCAAATTCCGGCACGGCTCCCAGCAAGCGAATGCAGCGCCCCAGGTCATCCGGGTCGTGCGGGTAGGCCCTCTCGGCGTGGATCTGCCGATGGGAAAGTACGGAAGCCATGAACAGACTGCTGGCGCCGGTGTCGTCACTGCCGAGCCAGGCGGGAAAGCCCACAGCCGGGAGGCTGGCCACTGGCTCGCGTTCGAACTCGGCGCATATCAGGTTGGCGGCCTCGACCACCTTGCTCATGCGGTTGTCCGCAGGCAGGCCCGGGTGCTGGCGGCCCAGCTCTTTCACGATGGCGCCCACCAGCGCTGTCTGGTTAATACGGTATGCTTTCATTCGTTTGCTCCTTGATGATGCTCAGTATTCGGTGTGTGCTGGCCGTTACGCGGCCCGGAATTTTTCGTTCAGAGATTTGAGGTTTTCGACCGTCAGCGCCTTAATGCGGCTGTTCAGCTCCTTCTGTTTCACTTCCGGGCGCTTTCGTTCAATTTCAGGTTCGCCGTGCTCTTTGTTCCACTCGTTCATCATGCGACGGCACAGGTTCATGATGGTTTTAATCGTTTCGTCACCAATGCCGCGGTACTTCGCCAGCTGGTGGGCGTAGGTGCTGCCGAGGTGGGCCAGCGTTGTCACGCCGTTATCCACCAGCACATTGCGGATCTTCGCCGGGAGGTCGGTCAGTTCGGAAACGTGAATACTGCGCGCCCAGCGGCAACGTTCGGCCAGGTGCGAATTGAGGATGTCGATTTGCTCGAGGACAAAATCATCCATGAACTGGTCAATACCGGCTGGCCAGTGCTCTTCCAGCTCTTTCGGGATCATGCCGACCGGCATCCCCCACTCGCTGACCTTGTAGGAAGTGCCCAGGCCGATTGTGTTCTGGATCTGCAGGTGGAAGTCGAGGTTGTTGATGAAGCGGATGCCGTCATGCTTGCCGGTCATCGACTGGGATACCCAGGGCGACCAGTGGAACAGGTGCGGATAAAAGATGATGTCCGGGTTAACCGGGCTGGAAAATTTCATGCCCTTAACGCAGTGATCGCCGTCGTTCAGATTCATATGCTCACGATAGCGGGTCATGTCCTCGCTCAGCACCGCATTGCGGGCCTCGATATCGGCCGTGTATTTCTTGAGGGATAACATGGTGCTGGCTAGCTGGTTATGCTTTGTCTGCAGGTCCCGGTTCGAGTCAGACAGCTCGCGGTTTTTCTGCTTCTCTTCGAAGTATTTTTTCTTCAGCTTCTCCGGCTCCATCGCTTTCAGGGCGCGCAGCTCACTGTTCTGGGTAGAGACGGTGGCCAGCAGGGACGCGTGCTGGCTCTTCTGGGCGCTGTAGGCGGTTTCCCACTTCTGGGCAGCCTGTTCGGCGGCGTTAATGGCGGTCTGGGCGCGGCGCTGCTCATCGCGGACAATCTGCTCACAACCGTCGCGCATTTCGGCGATCTGGGCTTCGTGCTGCTCCTGCTGCGCGTTTGCGCTGCGCAGGGCGGCTAACGTGAGGCCGTGGGTGGTTTCTAGCTGGACGAACCGATCGCCAAGGTCGTTGTACTCATCCACGCCATGATTGAAAAGCGCGTTAATTTCCGCGGCCAGCAGGTTTAACTGGGACTCGATACCCGACAGCGCGGCACGGGAAAGGTCATCACCGCTGATACGCTTACCGGCGAACTGCACGTTGGTAAACATGGCGTTGATGATGTCGGAGATCCCGTCAATGGTCGGGACGTTGTTGTTCTCGGGGGCTGCGTTCAACTCACTCACTATGTCTTCCTTAAATGGGCTTCAGGGGCGAAAGGCTACTGCGCGATCGGTTCAATGGTGTTCAGCAGCAGGCGCTTTGGAGTCGGTGACCCGTTCCGGCGGCCGGTCTGCTTGTTGTAATGCTCACTCTTGCTGACTACCCAGCTGTTGGCGGTTTCGTGCATCTTCATCCGCGTTTCGCCGGTGGCGGTCACGACAAGGCCGGTGTGTGTTTTGGTACTCAAAATGCGTCCTCTGTCAGTGTGTTGCTGGCGAACTGGCTCAGGATCCTCTGGCCTATCCAGCGCATGACCGGCACGGCCATGCTGTTACCAATTGCTTTGTAGCGCGGGGCATCGGGGCACTTCGCCTCAATCTTGCCGCGCCACGGGATTTTTGAGTGGCCATCCGGGAAGCCCTGCAGGCGCTCGCACTCCAGCGGAGTCAGGCGGCGGACCGTCAGATCCGGGGACAGCCAGTGGCCGTTCTTGTCGTACTGCACGAGGAAGGTTTCAACCTCGTAATCAATGCGCTGGCCCTTCGCCGTCAGGCAGGCGGCAACGCTTCTTTCTCCGCTACGGTTTCCACCACCGTAGGCAGCGAATCGGGGTCCTTCGTGATCCCCGTTACCCGCTCCAGTGCTTCCCTGAATCCCGCAGGCATCCCCCGCCGCTTCGCAGCGCGGCGCAGCAGCCCCAGACAGGCCTTCGGACTCAAATAATATTTCGGCGGGACTGATGTCTTTTCGAGCACTTGCGACAACGTAGACACGACGGCGACTCTGGGGGACGCTGAAAAATTGGGCATCGAGAACACGCCAGGCGATGGTTCGCCGGGGTCCACGCACATAACCAGCGTTCGTCCATTTTTTCCCTGTCGGTTGTAGCTCACAGTCTTCACCGGCAAGGAGTCCAAGGAAGGCTCCGAAAGCGTTATCACTGGAGCTGAACACGCCGGGCACGTTTTCCCAGACAATGACGGCTGGCTCTTCTCCGGCCGCGGTGCGGGCGTCATCAATTGCATCGGCTAATTCCACATATGAGATCGTGAGCTGGCCACGCGGGTCCTTCAGGCCCTCGCGCACGCCAACAACGGAAAAGGACTGGCACGGGGTACCGCCCACCAGCACAGCAGGCGCCGGGACGCGGCCAGCACGCACACCGGCGGCCAGCTGGGTCATATCACCGAGGTTTGGCACGGCTGGCCAGTGGTGCGCCAGTACGGCCGAGGGGAACGGCTCAATCTCAGAAAACCACTGCGCACGGAAGCCCAGCGGATGCCAGGCAATGCTGGCGGCCTCGATGCCACTGCAGACTGAACCGAAGCCGATATTCACAGTTGCCACCAAAGGTCTGACCCTACCGGCGCAGGCGCATAACCATGCTCGATAGCCGACAGCGCCGCCGGGGTCATGCGCAGCGCCTGGGCGCCGGTCATCAGGGTAAAGCCCGCCTGGGTGCGGCGGCGTTGCAGCATTTTCCCGTACTCAGCCCAGCGCAGGGCCTCTGCCGGGAGCTTGCCACTGCCCTCACAGCGTAAGCAGGTCACAGGACCTAAACTATGTTTTGACAGGTCCTGGCCGCCGTTGATAAACGCGTTATAGCGGCCTGCTCCCGCGCAATTCGGGCAGGTGATCAGCTCACTCATAACTGGTCCCGATCTTGTCGTTGAACATCACATCGGTAACCAGCTCGACAATGTTTTGCGGGAGGCCATCCACCAGCGCCTCCAGGTTCGCCGTGTACTCGCCCGGCCGGTTCGCAATAGGCTCGATAAGTCCGGCCTTCTGCAGAGCCGACAGCAGGCGCAAAACGCGACTGTTACCCCAACCGTACAGGCGCGCCACGTTCACGGCGGCCAACTGGTCCCGGTGGCTGCTCAGCAGCTCCACCAGGGCCCGGCATTTTGTGTTTTCCATTTGGTTACTCACTGCACGGCCTCCTGCTGGCCCTGTTCCTGTATCCGATAATCCACCCCAAGCCGGTCCGCTTCACGGCGCGCCAGGGTCATCAACAATTCACCACGGCTGCTGAACCGCGTTACATCCACTAAATCGTCCAGCATCTTTCGTTCAGTCAGTGAGATACGCAGGCCGCGCAGCTCGAGGATCCCTAACTGGCGTTCGCGCTCACGACGATCCCGCTGATAGTCCGCTTCTTGCTTATGGTTCCGGCGGCGAACCGGACCCGGTTTGCGGCGTTTTACGACCTGAATCGCCATTGTTTCCCTCGCGTTAAACACATTATCTTTGCGTTACAAAACATCGTTAGGATGTTTGAGGATGTAGAGTGCCGCAATGGCACCCCCCTTAACGTCAGTCGGTTTTCTTTTCCAGTCCGTTCTGACCGGCCACACGGCCAATCACTTCACGCCAGGCGCTCAGGGTAAGGTCCCCGAGTTTGGCGATCGGCTGGTTCTTCGTATTGGTCAACATCACCCGGCGCTTACGCACGCCCTCCCCCGGGATGGCCAGCTCCCACCAGTGGCGGGTGTTGTTAAACAGCACGCTGGCGCCATACCCGGCCGCGATCGCTTCCAGGTCCCGGCGAAAGATGCGCGGTCCCTGGTTACTGTCCCAGCCCAGGCGGTCAGCCGGGGCATTCTGCAGATCGAGGGCCTTACCGCTATCGCTCAGGATATACAGGTGACCCCAGCGCAATACACCCGGCTTTACCTCCACAAGGTAGCCCGCCTCAATCAGCCCGTGCGCGGCCATGGCGCTGGCTGCAGGTACGCCCGCAGGCTCCTGCGCTTCGCCGTCCACCAGCACCACCAGCTTCGCCCCGGACAGCAGGGTATGGCGGCGGTGCGCAGGCACGGTGGCCATCGGGCGGATCATGAGGTATTCCGCGGGGCCACTCTTCAGGGCGCGGACGATATCGGCGCGCTTGCTTGTCATCTTCACTTGTTATTGTTCTCCGTTTCTTCCCAGGCGGCATTACGCGGCCACGTCGGCATTGATTCTCCAGGGGCAAGGTGACGATACTGCATCAATAACTGATACGCCTCCTCCACTCCTTCAGCCAGCGTGCAATAGTAGCCCTGTTCGGCCAGCAGGCGCAGCTTGAATATCTGCGCTTCGCTGATACGCCCGCCCTTCGCTTTCAGCTCCAGACGGCAACCGTGATACACACCACGGGGCATATCGACCATAACATCAGGGTAGCCATTCTTCAGGCCGCTGGCCGTCATCATGCCTGCCGTTTTGCCGGGGCGATAACCCCCGTTCGGTATCGCGCTGGTCAGAGCGTACAGCTCAGGGTCTGCGACCTCGATACGGGCGAACAAATCGACCTGCTCGTAATACTCCTGGTTCCCTTTCCGTAGGTCCGGATTCTTTGCCAGCATGGCCATTGCCACGGCATGAGGCGAAACGTAGCCCGGGTCACCGAGGCGAGCGCCTACAGCGCGCTTTACCTTCTTCTTGCTGGCGGGCTTGCTGGCCGGGTTCGACAGATTGAAGCTCTTCCCGGAACCGCTGCGCAGCCCTTTCTCGGCCCACTTCTGACGGCGTTCCAGCTGCGTCTGCAGAAAGTCTTCCCCGAACCGTGCCATTTACTCTCCAGCTTCCATGACTATGCAATTAAATTACCGTCTTAGGATGTTACCACACCCGACGCGCCCAAAAGAACGACTTAATATCAGGATAGTTAAAAAGATTTCAGGCGTCCTGATGTGAGGGAGGGGAAAAACGGGGAAAAGTGACAATAGGAGTGAAATATTTGATCCGGGATCCATAAAATGATCTTCCCGGTGCGCTAATACCAGGATAAGGTATCGCCCAGAAACGAAAAAACCCCGCGTTCTCAGGCGCAGGGTTTTAACGGGTAAACGAGTTTTCTCAGGACACGTTTACCAGGTAACTGCGACTTTGAGGGAACAGCTACCTTAAACGTAAAATCAGTGTATCTGCGTTACGCAGAGCATTCAAGCATCAGTGGGTCAATTTTTGCCCATCTAATTCTCAGCACGTTCCCTCTCAAAGTCCAGCTACCGCATTGGCTAACGCCATTGGCGGCGATTTGCCGTGTCTGCGCGACGTGGAGTGGAGAGATAAGTCCGCGCGTGGACGCGTTAGCCTGGGCCAGACGGGGAGTCTGATTACAAGGCCCAGCGTTGGAGCGAGCACCCAGTAGGTCAAGCAGTGCCGGAACAGGTGAGGAGTGCGATACCGCCACCGAGGAGAAAGAGCGGATATCCGGCTGCAAAATGAGACGGGGTGTGATGTCAGGACGCAATCAGGGGAGCACCGGCGGGTAACGGCCGGTATCTCAAAGCTGGCACGGTTTCGCCTACTTCTGGCTTGTAGCGTCGCGCTTTTTTGTGATGCTCGTCAGGAGTAGCGGAGCTATGGTAAAACAGCCACCAGCCCACTTACACCGGACACTCATCACCAGCCGCACGGTTGATGAAGTAAGTTACCCTGCCAAGAACATTCACTTCTTCTGCAGCGCTGCCTTCCATCGTCTCGCCATCATTGAAGATAAGCGACTTGCCCATTACCCGGGCGAACTGGGTACGGCCACCAGACAGAACCAATAAAACCTGCCCATTAACGAGCTGGCTGACGGGCTCAATCACCGCAAAGCCCGTCGAGGTGTCCATGATGCGGGTGTCGATGCCAACGCCGCAGATCCTCTCTGGAGTGAGCCTGCTCTCTACATAGTCGTTAGCGGGTGAGGCGAAGGCCATCAGAGCACCCTCCCCATAGTACGCAACATCCAGAGGCGATTCTGGCTGTCATCGGGTGTCTTATCGACGAAAAATGTCTGATTTTGCTCTATCCAGTTGTTGGCGTCTTGCTGGCTGAAATGCCAGTGAACCTTAGCCAGTTGGCGAATGAAATCGTCAGTGCGTACACACTGAAAACCCTTTGGATTCTGATGTATTGCTGCGACAAATGCGCTATGAATTTCGTATAGGCGGGGCATGATCTGCACTCCTGTTATTACTGTTTGTATATACAGTAATTTCAATGTGCGTGCAGATCAAGGAGGTTTACAAGAAGTGCCGTCAGACTGACCAGTTCGCTGTGGTGAGCTCCTGAATACGCCCATGCCAGAACCAGCCGAGCATACAGGAAAGCCGTGTTTCGCCACTTTTAGCGTGTACCTGCAGCTGGCCACTTTCATTCCGGTTCAACTCGACTTCCTGCGGCGCGGTATCATCCACATAGGTGATACATCCTGCCATAACCCCCTCGTTATACAGATTGCCGCCCTTAGCCTGATGATTCAGAAAGCGCTGTGCATCGTGTGCCGGTTCGCATAACGCTGCAGGGTTGAACATGAACACGTCGTAGCCTTTCACCTGCAGCGCGAGGGCCAGCGCTTTTCCTGCGCCTGTTACGTCCACCAGCGGAATGACCATCCTCCCGCTGTCAGCAAAAAACTCGGCCGCCGTTGTTGCCATATCTTCTACGCTTCGCGGCTCCTCGAGCTGGAGGTTGAATGCCTCCTGCAGCTTCCCGGGCCGGATATCCATGCCACGCATGTAAAACGAATCCATGCACGTTATGGCCACTACCTGCAGCGTTTTATCACTCATACGGTTTTCTCAATTGTCGTTAACGGGAACTCGCCCAGAATGCGGCGGCGGTAGAGCTCCGGGGGAAGTGTTTCGGCGGCCTTCTCGCACCAGGAAGGCGTGACCAGCGGAGTATCGGTAGACTTGCTGCGCACGCGATGGAAATGCTCATGGATGGGGTTATGCAGCGTTTCGTAGAAATAGCCCTCGTTCCGGTACGCTTCGGACACCATCAGCAGGCGGTTATCCTCTTCAGTGAGGCCCCCCAGCAGCACCCCCAGCGACGAGGCTGGCAGCAGGTCGGCATTGTCCAGAATAAAAATCGAGTGCCGGTCGCAGTAGCCCGCAAGTGCCTCCTCGTTCCCTTCCCGGGCATAGTGGAAATCGACCTTATCGCGCACCAGCCGCATGACCGTCATGCTCAGCTGCGCCGTCGCAGAGTGATGGAAGCCCAGCTCACCAAAGGCATTCGCAATGATGCAGTGCAGCTCGCCGAGGGTGTTGTTCAGGCGGGCTGCGTCGGTGGATACGAGCACCACCTTAATCTCAGGGTTAAGGAGCACCGCCGAGGCGCAGATAAGCGCATACAGGCGGCTCCTGCCCATCCCATCCGTTTCAACTGCCGACACGCTGGCGCCGGTTCGCTGGATGGCTGTCAGGATCTCGTGCTGCACCGGCGTCAGATCCGTGCCAAACGTTTCTTTCGCGGCGAGAATCCAGTCGGTGCCGTTATTTGGCGAGGTATAAATCATCGGTGTAAGGCTCAAAGAATGGGTTAATCGAGGGTCAGGACTTGCCGCGCAGGCGGCTCAGCCCGGCGCGGAAGCGGCTCAGAAGGCCGCCGCTGAATTTCTGGTCTGTCTCTTCCAGCCCGGCCGCGATGGCTTGCTTGAGCTGCTGACGGCGTTCCTGTTCGGCGCGGGTGCGAGCCCGAATCGCCTGCTGCGCCAGCGCCGTGGTGATCGCGGTGGCGACCATTGTTCGTTTAAACATCATCATTGCTCTTCTCCCGGAATCGTCTTTGTTTCTGGCATTCATTCAGCAGGCCATGAGCCCAGTTCCAGTCCCTGCAGATGGCCTCGTCATGCTCAGACCATCCACCCCGCTCTGCCGCTTTACTCAGTCGCCGCCCGTGACGCATGACGCGCTTTTTGGCAACACCCGACGGTGTACGAGTGGGGAGCAGTTCGGCTAACTGGATGGCGGTCAGGTGCCGGTTATCGTCAATGATCTGGAGCTCCTGCTGGCTCCATGATTTACCGCGTTTTTGCTTCCTCTTGAGGGGACCGCTCATGTAAACCTCAGTTTCATGACTCGCCAGCCGTCAGGGCGCAAAGTCCTCACGGCGTACAATTTTCATGGTGTCGGGATCTATCACGTAATCCGTGCGCGCCACCTGGTCACCCAGCGCTGACCATCCCGGCCGGTTGCGGCGGGTGAACATGTCCAGACGCTTTACATCACCGTAGAGCCGGTCAAGGCGCTGATACACCTCCTCCGGTTTGGCGCTGTGCTCCTGTACCAGGTCCTCAAGCACCTGGTGTACCCCCTTATCGAGGCGGGACAGAACCCGCCCCCTTCCACGCACGCCCACCAGCACGATCTCGGCGTTAGAGCGGGTATAGTGCCCCTGCCCCCAGTGCCAGAAGTCTTTGCTGACATCCGCAATCAGGTCTGGCGTGAGGAAGTCCAGCGCCTGGGTGGCCCTTACGGATGAGTGACGGAGTTTCGGGAGTGATACACCCTGCTGATCAGCGAGGTGTGCCCGCAGCCGCTTACGCAGACGGTCGGAGACGTTGCGCCAGTGTTGCGGGGAGCGTTTGACCCACACGAAGCCGATCGTGCGGTAGTTGAATCCCCAGGCCTTCATCAGCTCGAGGGAGTCGGGGAGCTGGGGCGCAGTGGTCCACATCCAGAGCACAGACGTGGGCGCGGCCAGTTCGGCGACGTTCATGGCCTTCATGTCTTTAAGGCTCATGGTGTTGTAGTGGCGGC